CTGGTGAATTCAATTCTAGTCCGTGCATATTATGGTTCGGCGGCGTATGCCGCGATGATGTCCGTGTCAGCAGATCCGAAACAAGTAAGCGTCATAAGAGCCACCTTACTGGCAGCAAGCGAAGCCGGCGCCGCTGCACCTACAAACTTCCAAGCCGGAAACGTAAAGGTGCGCAATGAACTGTCGCCAATAATTTTCACCGTTATCGACTTGGGCGCGCCTCGGTTGGAGGTGGTGAACGTGATGTTGCCTGTGAGAGTGATTGTCCTGAAATTGTCATTGTCAAAATCGAGGGCAGTTGTGCCTGCATAGGTGAGCGTAGAATGTGCGCCTCTGTGGTTGCCGACAAACAACGAAGCGGTGAGCTTGCCTACTGTAATCATGTCCGTCGCTGGATTGTAGGACAGGATAACAGGCTGGCCGGACTCGTTGAGGTAGGTGATTTGGAAGATGCCCAAAGTCACACCAATGCTCACCATGTCCAGCAATCCGCTGCCTTCCACAATGGTAAGCAACTCCGTTTCGAGTGGTGCTCCTGGGATCGCTGCTGCTGGCAACGCGTTGAGCTGCGCGAACGCAGCGTTGAGTTTAGCGCGGGCAGAAGCACCGCTTTCTCCGTCATCAATATCATCTATTGGCATTGTGTCTCCTTAATCTTCCCAAACTTCTCCATCGTTCCACGCCCCACCATCGTCCCACAGTCCGCCTGCAAGCAACCAAGTCGGAGGCTCTGGCGCGAGGATCGTCTGTTGCGCGGATACGTTAGTGGAAATCTCGTTTCCCCACACGTCGAAAATCCCAATCCTCCAATACAGATTTGGATGGATGCCGACAACAGCGTAGGGAGCAAACACTTCTACCGGCAGCGCATCGCCCGGATCTACCGCAGTGTGCGTCAACGTAGGCGCAGTCACCGCAGGATCGAAATCCTCTTCTTCCGTGAACCAAACCTTCAACACGTTTGCATCTGGGTGGACTGGATTCGTCCAAGTCAAATGATAGGTGTAAACCGTTTCATCAGAATTGATTTCTGAAAGAGAAGACGCAAGCCCTGTAGGCGCTGGAGGCATAGCATTCTCAAGTTCTATGCTGATAGGAAGCTCATACGGTTCCAACGCTAGGGTTTCCTCGTCCCGAACGATTGCATCAATTTCAAACAAGTGTTCACGCACCACATTGCCATCTGCCACTGCATCATCGTAATCGTAAACAAAGGTCAGACTGGTCTGTTCCACAGTGCGCTTGAGCACAGGCGCAGAACCGCTGTTGTCATAAACCTTGATCAGATACTTGTCGATGCCCGTATCTCCCCACCAGTAAACGCCCCACTCCAATGCCTCCCACGGAACGTTGTTTGTTAATCCGTGGATTGGACTGATGGTTATTGTATCGTAAATCCACGGCCCTTGCCCTACAGCACTGAGCGCAGCCACGCGCACCGTTATGTCTCCCGGAGAAACCACAAAACCTTTGCTGGCGGCGCTGGTCGTGCCTACAGGCTCCCAAGACATTCCATCGTCGTAGGAGATTTCGATGACATAACTCACTGCACCAATTGCAGGCGACCAGGATGCTGTGATGGCGTCCAACCCTGCCCACTGCGATACGTTCAAAGTATGGATGACTGGCAAATCCGGATCGTCCGGGAATGTCGGCGTGGTCAAAGGTGGCGCAGTTAATGCATCAAACGTATGGATGATTGGCGCATTGTTGACCAGTGTGATTTTGACGCGCTCTCCTCCCTGCGGTTCGATCTTAACCACCTTCCCATATTTCACCTGCTGGTCAATGATGCCGAAAACAAACATCATCGGTTCCGTCTTTCCAGTAAGCAGAAAGTCAATGTCTTCTTCCGTCGTGATGATCACCTGCTGAGGATCAGACATTTCTTCCACCTCTAACGGCCCAACGACCCCTCCGCGTTTGTCCCGCAGAAGCATTTCATAAACACCACTGTCACCAAAATGCAGAGGCTCGGACACCTGGAGCAGGAACTGATTGCCCGACATTTCTTCCACCGCCACAATGTAGCCAAATTGTGCCCACCTCGGAACATCATGCGCGACTGCTACCAAGTCCCCATAACTGGGAATGAAACCTTCCATCCCTGTTTCGATCACAATGTTCTCGCGCAGGTAACGTTTGGTTGCCAACAAGAACAGTCCTTCGCGGTAAGCGTGATTTCGATCCTGCACGCCTGGAATCCGAATGTCCTCTGGATGATCAGAAGTTCCTCCGGGCAACGTGCAAACGACCACCTCCTGTTTGTAACCAGTCGAAGGCTCGGTGTATTCGATTGCGATGGAATCAAAGTCGTTCGGCTCCCAAAGTTTGATGTCTAGTTGGAACGATCCTTTCACCGTGTTGTCAGGCGTGAACATTGTGACAGGAACAGACAACGGTCCATCCCTGCGCATTGTAATCAACGATCCCGACAGCAACGGCACCGCCCTGCCTACGCGCGCAATAGTCTTTGCCGCGTCCCATACTGTAATTGGATCACGGAACGTCCAGTCAAAGTATTCGGAACGTCCTGCATATTCTGCATCCAAAGTCTCCAACGAGTCCCAATCGAAGAACACGTCATCAGCCACCCTGCCACCATAGGCACTTCGGAACACATCAACGAACGCCCACACGATGGAACGCGTGGCGACTGGATCAGACCAAGTGCCACTGGACTCACGTATGGGCAGCTTGCGCGTGGCGACCACGTTGAACTTTTCTGCTGTTCTGCTGTTGAGGTTGTTGGTAGCACGGATCTTGACTGCGAGCAGTGTGACATTGCCGTAGTCCGGCTCCTCTCCAGTAATGAACCCACGCAATCCTTCCCAAACAACTTGATCGTTTCCGACAGCAACGCGGATTCGATCATTTGTCCTACGCATCCTCACCTCGTAGCGTCCCGGCGTCACGTCCTTCCCAAACGTAATGCGCTGTGGTGTGGTTGTGCGCATCCTAATCTCGTTGTCATCCAGCAAAGAGGAGTAGGACGTAATTGGGGCCCCGGCATCATCAATGCGTCGATAGACAACTTCCACAAACACCGACCTGGGCTTGAGCCGTCCTTTCTTGTCGCTGACGTAAAGCCCTCGAGGGAATACAAGATCTATCTCCAGGCGCTGCGCTTCTGTGCTTGGTGGATTGGCAGGAAACGGCCCGACCCAACCTGGCGCTGCATACTCAATTTGGTTGAGACCGTAAAGCGTCTGCCCACCAGCTTCCACTGACGTGATAACGTTGGTGGAGAACAATGTTGGCACTCCGCCCGGCTCAATAATTTCGTGCTCGACCTCCTCAAAGTTTTCAATCGGCGTGTCACCAATGCTGATAGTGTCGATGGCGTAAACGCCTTGACCTATGCACAGGAGTGAATGTTGGAATTGATCGTTCCCTACGTAGCGATAAAAAGGACGTGACGCCAGCGATGGATAAATCCGGTTCCTGCCATAGTTGCATTCGATCGGCTCTCCCAACCGAATGGCATTCATCTTCCCTTGGTTAGAAAATACTGGTGAGGACGCTGGAAGCTCACCCGGAGTCTCGGGCGTCTTCATTGTCACTGCCATCACAATGACCAACGCAATAAGGAGGACGATCAAAATGATCACCACCCACTCGTATCCAACAACTGCAACGAAGTTGACAACGTCATCCTTTTGAATCAACCGCGTGTTCCATTCATCACGCATCACTGGCTGTCCGTTAATGATGCAGATGGTGGGCTTTTCAAATTCCACGAAACCTGGCTTGGTAAGCTCTAGCCATTGGCGAATGGTCACGCCTCCAGGGTGATGGTGCTTCTGCGCATCCTTCAAAGGATGGAACGGATCTACAACTTCAAGGATGAATGCCATAACGATAAAACTTGATTGTCCTCATTCCACGAAGGCGCAGGCGCCGGATGCTTTCTGCCGCTACAGCCAAACCGTTCCATGCATGAATCACTTTACCACCATCGTCTTGCGTCCACAGTCCGACATGATGTGGAATTACCTGTTGACTCATAGCAACCGCGCAGCGTTCCACAGGCTTTGGGATTTCTGTCCATTGCGCAGCAACTTGATTGGCTATCTCTCTCGAAACCGCCAACACATCTGCGCAACGGAAGTGAGGATGGAGAGGCAGTTCGATTTGATCAATCTCTGAATAAACAAGGCACAACAGTCCCCAACAGTCCACGCCGTTACGATCCCGACCGCCATCTACAAACGGCAGGCCGATATAGCGCAAAGCCCAATGGACATCTGGACCTCCTGCATACCGAATGATTGTTTTGTCCTGTATCATCCTAGGGACGGGAAGCGCGCCCGCGTGTAAAGTTCCGAAGGGAATTTCTCATTCACCAAATCCATAAACGTGGCACGTCCTGAAACCTGCAGATCGGTGATGTGGATGTCTTTCAAATACAGAACAAGCGGTGGAATCATTTGAGGTGCTGTCAGGTCGGTGCTGAGATATGGCCGATAGATTACTTCAACAGGAACATCCGTTGACTTCGCTGTGTTGACAAAATCACTCACAGCCCTGTCAATGTTGTCCACTCCAATAGTCAAACTCCGAAACCCTTCCTCGTTCTCTGCCGGCAGCGTGAACTGGAAGCCAGCCGGCCGATACACTTTTGAAATTCCATTCTCGTCCAATGCAGTAACAGGCAACGGCGCCTTCACAATGTAGATGGGCGCCTGCACGCCTGTCTGCCGAATCTCCAACGTGTCAATAATGACCTGCTGGGATGGTGCGCTGGCGTATGCCTCTTTGATTGCGTCCTGTAGTGAAGGGTTTGGCATAGTTCAAGCGCACTTGGCGTAGAGCACTTCCGAAAAGTAGAACGGAACGGCAGTCCTATCCCACGCCAAACAGATTGCGTTCAATGGTCCGTTGGCACCCTCGTCCACCACCTTGTCCGTTGCCAGGATTGCTCCAGAATAATGCGTGTCTCCAGCAGCCAGGTTGATCACGCTTTTGATTGCGTCCAGTCGGTCCTGCAAATCCTCCTCAATGGGTGACGCTTCCATTGCCTCTACCAACCTTTCGTAGGGCGTGTCCACTGCGTGCGCTGAGGATTTGAAAATAGAACCAATCGACCAGTTCGCATCTCCGTCTGTTCCCTTGTCAATCAAGAGCACACAGATATACCGATTGGCAGAAGGGAGGTGGCTCATTTTGAAGGCCGTGCTTACCTCTCCAGTTGCTGACAGCACGTTCCCTACTTTGGTGGTGGCTGCGAAGGAATTGGTAAGATGGTAGTGATTCGTGTCTCTTGTCCATGTCGGCACAACAGTAACGCCTCCAAAGAAGTTGGAAGTGTTTACGCCCAGCGGGCCATTCGTCAAACCGACTGCTGGATTCGACATCACGCCAGCATACAAACGAGGCGTCCCTGTGATATCGGCACCTGTGTCACCCATTGCCATCCTCATTCCAATCCGCAGCCTGCTCCAATCGTTTCCAATGGACAGCACGCGCGCAGCGGTTGATTGAGCCAACAACAGCCGACTCTCTGCGATTGCGCTAATAGTTACCGAAGCAATAGATGAACTCATGTATCGAATCTCCATGCACCAGCCATACCAGTGCCTCCGTTTAGTGAATCTGTAATAGGCGCTTGGTCGTCGTAGGATTCAAAGGTGTCACCCACAACCTCAAACGCAGGATTGGACACAATCCAATTTGCACCGAATCCTGTTCCTGCGAGCAAAGCCATTGCTGGCGTTCCTTGGACTACATTGCCGACAATGTCACCCACAGGGTAGCAATCGAATTTATCACCACCCACCGCAATGAGATCTGGACTGTCCAATGTGGTCACCGAACAGGACGCCAAATCAAACACAACAAAATCGTGCTCGTGTGCCAGCAGCGAAGCGTTCTCCCTGATAGGACTGGTGGAAGTGATAACGGCCGAAACAGGGAACGTCCCAACGTCATTCGGAGAAACAGTGATCACGATCACAACTTCATCCCCTGCCGCAATGGGATCCAACACACCAGAGAGAACATCGCCTTCTTGGATCATTGGCTGGTCGGCTTCAATAAAGGTGAAGCTGTCAGGAAGTGTGATGGTGAAGCTGACGTTCTCCGCTGTAACAAAACTGGATAAGTTCTCAATGCGAACTCGAAACGTGTTCGATTGGGATCTGAACATCAAATCCTCAGTCGGCTCCACCTCCAACCAAAGCGTCACCAAGGTGTCGTTGAATGTTGGTGCGACCTCTTCCTCGTCATTGTTGTGGTTGCTCGGTTGGATTGTTAGCTGCGCGGTGGGCTGTTCTCCTTCAGTAAAGGCATTTGGTGTGCATTCCTCGATCCATCCCCAAAACATCACACTCGATCCGTCAGGAAACGAAACCGTAATGATTTGGTTGACCGCCACCTGTTCTCCAATCTGGACCAAACCTTCAAACGCAAACGCCACTGTTGCTGAGACTGGTGTGAGAGTTTTCAATGCCCTTCCAGCCATCGTGCGCCAAGTGGTGTTGCGCATCGTGGTGGTATCTATTGGGCCGCCGGCTGTCATCCCTGGCGGTGTCACCTCTTTCTCGAAGATCGGAAGGTCGGACAGATTTTGAAAAACTAAAGTCGTCGAATGCCCATCCTCGTATGGTCTCATATTGTGCAGAGCTTCGCTGTCACCGCCATCAGGTTGTCAGAACGTGCCATCCCGTATTCCGGTTCCAAGAATCGTACCTCCGTATCCACTCCAAACAACTCAATCACAAACGGAAGGGAACCATGCTCAAGTTCCTCCTCAAAGAAGGTTCGGAACAAGGCAAACTTGTCGTCCGTAAAGTTCCAACTCACATCGTAGATGCTCCACAATGTCTCTGCGTGCCTGCGCGTGCGAGAACGCCCCGTCTCCATCACGGTAATCTCGTTGCGAGGACTAGACAGAATTTGTGGATTTACCAATGGGAGTGGCAGGCTGTCCGGCCAGTAAATGGAATCGCTGTCCACAACGCGAAGGTAGCTGGGCAATACTGGCAGGACAAGCGGCATTGCCCGCCCTCATTTCCGCCCTCAGCCTGACCTAGGCGGCCCTGCAAGCTACTGCTACACGTGCAGACACTGCGCTTTGCGCAAATAAACAAGGAAGGGCGGTGCTGAAAAGCAAAACGCCCTCACGTCCTACCGAAGTAAAACGCAAGGGCGAGGCACCGGCGGAGGTAAGCCAACAGTGCCTAAACTTTACCGGCCACTGGGTTGGCTGGCGTCCGAAGCGAAGATCGCCTCAGCCTTTGCGTCCAGCTCTGCGCTTTGCTCAGGCGTCAGTTCCTGAGATTGCTGCGCGTGCTTCTTCAAGATGTTTGCGACCTCTTTGGCTTTTGCGGCAGCGTCTGCGGCTGCGGCTGCGAGCTCCAAGGCCTTCAATGCCATTGCGAATGTTTCCATAAATTCAGTTCGGGTTGGTTACGGTGTTTGTGGTTGCTGGTGACTTGGTGGTCAGTTGCCTGACGGAATTGACTAGCGACGTCAACGAGGACATGACGCGCGCGATCTCGTTGGGATCGCCGTTCTTCTTCAGCGCCAACATGTTCGTCGAAAATATTTCCAAGGCTGTCGTTGCGCGTTCGATGTCGGAAGCACCTGGACCAGTGCCAGCTTTGTATTCTTTGAGCGCCTCGCGACTCTGCTTCCAAGCCGGCGGAAACTCTTTGCGCACCTGATCGACACCGCGGGAGACTTCCACCGGCAACGCATGGCGGTTGTTCTTCTCCCAGTCGATTACCAGTTTGTAAATGTCGAGCGTGCTGCCTTGCACGCGCTCCGCATTGACAACCACAGGGTCGTGCCCTTCCGCAACAGGAACGGGTTTTACAGACCCGCAACCTGTCAGCACAGGAAGGGTAGTGGAAAGAAGTATCAAACAAGCCATCAGTGACATTAAGTATCGCATAAGTGCTGGAGCAATACTGCGCTCGTCCTGCTTGCGCAAGCTCTTATTCAGGAAGGAAGGCGAACCCAACAACAAGTTCGCCTTCCCGGCAGTTACGGCAATCGTTTACCAGCCGAATCCACTGAGGCTGGAGTAAGTCCTTTTGTCATCGCGTTATGAACCACCTCACGTATGAACACCGCAAGCGCGCCTGCTTGTGTCATGTCCACCCATCCAAGGTTGGCATCCGTCAAAGCCTTCAACCCAAAACCCAAACCCAAACCAACCACTGGAGTCAGCACTGGGATGAGCAGCGATGGGATTTTGGGTATGATGTATTTGATGAACGTCATAATAAACGGAACCACCACAGCGATCGCCCACTTCCAATAATCCTCCTTCGACGTTGGGATGGCATCGTTCTGGATGTTGCCAATACCAGGCACGCTGTTGGTGTAGGGGACGTCATTCGTTTGCGCGAAGATGTCCAGTGTGAATAACGCTGCCAACAAGGACAGCCCAATAATAACTCTGATGTGTCTTTTCATAAATCTCATTTGAGGATCCACTCTTTCACTGCAATCCACACAAGCCCAACCGAAAACGAAACAGCGACGCAATATGCGATGATCTTGATCCTATCACTCTCTAAAGAAGAAATCCGTGTGTTGTTAGTTTCCTGACCCTGCTTCAAACCAATGTGACGAGTGGCAACATCCCCATAGATATCTTTGCGATGCGTGTCGAGAACGTCTGCTATTCCTGGAATGCCACGCAGCTTGTCGCCTACGAGGAGTTCTCGGATTTGCTTAATCTCTTCAAGAATGCGTTCCTGATCCGTCATAAGCTCCCAAAGACAAGCTCCACCTTTTTAGGTGTAAGCGGTTTCAGCATTATAGCAGCGGCTCCCAATTGCAGCGCCTCCTTGCACTCTTTCGAGTCTTCCGCATAGGCGCCAGAAAGAATAATCACCCAAGACTCTGGTCGGATTTGTTTAATCGCGGCGAGGACTTCCAATCCACTGCGCCCTCCTTCAAGTTTCAAATCGAGGAAGATCAACTTCACATCAATTGACCTAAACAGCTCGCCTGCATCGACCACCTTCTTTTCCCAAACAACATCAATTCCGCGTTGCCTCAAAACATCTTTTGCGAGAATAGCGTCGTCTGGATTGTCTTCGATCAGCAACACTGTGGTAGGTGTCATGCTGCCCAACGACGCGCGGATTCCTTCAATGGCTTTTCTCTGCTCCTCAGAATTCAACATCGGTCTCATATTACAATTTGATGCACTAATTGTAACCCGCTCTGCACTTGCCACAACCCATCCTGATGGACTGCGGAGAAGCCCGCTGTGAAGCGTGCGGCCCAATTAGTCAACTCACTGTTCTTTGGAAAGCGTAATGGAATTTGGAATATGGCTGCACCGGTTCCTAGGTTAACCTCATAGAACGTGCGCAGTGCCACAAGCTGCGCATCTTTAAGCATCCAAGTCACAGCCAATACTGGATAAGACATTGTGAACCGAGAGCGCCTCACTGAGGCAATAAACGCTGGAGCACTGGACAAGGTGGTGTTGAGAGGCTGCGCAGTGTAATCAACAAGAGGCAAAGGGATCGCAACCGGCCAAACCTCCTCAATTAGCATCGTCACGCCTTCGATCCCTTTCCACGTTTCAATCCGTAACTGCCTTCCAATGAACGCACCAAGTCTCCGCGTCCGTCACGTATCTCCGCGCTCATCTCTGCTTTGATCTGTCGGATTGCGATTTCAATCACACGCTGATTGCCATCAGTGCGCTCTGTCACCTCTGTGCGCGCCGAGGTAAAGTTGTTCACAGTCACCTTCACCTCACCACCGCCTAAACGATCGTTCGGAATAATGCTTCCGTTGGATGCAGGTGAGAACAGTTCCGGACCACGCTCACCGACAAGGTAGTTCTTTCCTCGCCCGACTCCACCACCAGCAGCCTTTGCACCATCCAACGTCAGCTTCACACTCGTGATCGAGGATACGATTGTGGCTGTGGCAGCAATCACCGACGCCATCGCAAGCAGGTTGTATGGGTAAACCAATGAGGCTGCGCTGGCAATACCTTGGAAAATCTTGATCGTTGCGTCTGCAACAGCAAACGCCTTCGACGCAATGAACATGGCTTTGTAAACGGCGTTCTGCTCTCCCGCGAAACCTTTGATGGCTTCCGAGAGTTGTCCGAACGCAGACTCGGAGGCGTTCAAAAGAATCTGCGTCTGCGCCAGTTGCAACTTCTTCAACCGATCGTTGTAGGCTTCAATGGCAGCCGTCTTCTGATCCTGCAAATCTTGAGTCAGTTTCAGTTCCTGAGCGTTTAACTCTTCGAGCATCTTGAGTTTTGATTTACCCTCTTCGATCTCCTTCATGTTGCCCATTGCCTGGCCCATAAAAGGATCGCTGCCCAAGTAGCTCTGCTCTGGTAATCCAATCTCCTTCAGTTTGGCTGACGCCTTTGCAGAGTCGAGGAATCGCTGTGCTCTGTCAGGATCGTCTTCCACCGTCATCATTTCGCCTACAGCCTTGCCCATTGCCGCTCCCCACATCTCAGTGGCGTCCGTCATTGCGCCCATCGACTCTACCACTGTCTCCTTCGCGTCAATGACTGTCTTGATCAGGCTGTCGTTGATTTCCCTGCGCGCATCTTTCAACAAGGAAAGCCACTCTTCCATCTTCTCCAATTCGATAAACTCAAAACCTAGGCTGAGGTTGGCTGTTTTGAGTGGAGTGATGTTGAGGATCTTTTTTACTTTCTCTGGGATGCTGTCGAGTAGGATGTTTACGCCATCAATCCAATCATTGATCCCATCCGAAATGAAGTTGAGGAAACCGGTCATCGCGGTTTGCAACAAATTGAATGCCTTAATAAACGCCGACACCAGCGTCTCTGCCACCTTCAACCAAAGCATGGCAACCACCTTAGCCAGATCGCGCAGTCCTTCCCAAATCATCACCAACGTCTTCACCGCGCCTACCAGGATGGTGCCGAGGATGCGCGCAGTTTCTTTCCACGATTCGTTGGAAGCGGAGTTGAGCGCGCTGGTGTCGCGCAACATTCCATTCAGGCTGTCCAGCGCCGGACGCAAGCCCTCACCAATCGTGATCAGCAAGTCCTTGAACAGGTTGACTGTGATGGCTACTTGCGAGGAGAAAGACTTGAGCTGCTCGTTTGCAATTTTGTCGGTGGTGCCACCAGCATTGCGCAGTTCCTTTTCATACTCCCGAATCTTATCCGAGAATCCAATCAGCGACATTGTGGCAGACACCGACCGATCCTGGAAACCCATCAAAGTCAGGATCTGTCGTCTTTGCTCGACCGTTGCGCTACCTAACACCTTCTCCATCTGACCGATGATGTCGGCCATGTTGTTCATGTTACCCGCGCTGTCGTAAACAGACACACCCAACTCATCAAACGCCTTCCGATTGGCAATCGACGACACTTGCAAATCACGCAACACAATGTTGAGCGCCTCACCAGCAGCTTCACCCTTCAAGCCCTGCTCCGCGAACACACCGAGGACAGCAACACCTTCCTCCACCTCTTTGTTTACCGAACGCAACGCAGCCGCAGCTTTGTTGGTCAACGCCTCGCTCAACTGTTCCACTGAAGCATTGGTTTGAATGTTGGCTTTTGTGATTACGTCAGCCACACGCTTCATGTTTTCAAAGTTCTGCGAAACGTCCTTGGTTCTCAGTCCCAAAGCCGACTGGGCATCAGCCAACAAGTCCGTTGCGCGCGCCATTTGAAAGTTACCTGCTGTTGCAAACTTTGTGAGCACCGGAAGTGCCTTCATTGCCTCCGCCGCACTCAATCCAGCCGACGCCAAGAAGTAGTAGGACTTGGCCATGTCCTCTGCAGACTTTACCGACTCGCGGGCAATGGTGCGTGCAGTGTCGGACATCTGCTTCTTCATGTCCTCACTGATGTCACCCATGATGGAAAAAGCCTCCGTCAGGGCTTTGTCAAACTTGGCGAATTCATAAACAGCCGCAGTAGCGATGGCAGCAAGCGCGCCAACGATGGCAAGGCTGGCGCGCTTGACTGACTTCTCCGCAAGAGCTGTGCCGTTTACAAGGGATGTCGAATCAGCGGCGAGTCGGACAAATAACGTTCCCAACGAACCACCACCACCGACTGCACCTAAGCCTGGGACGTTCAATTATTCCTCCCTTTCGTTTTGACGTTGAGCGCCTTAAGCCACGCTGCCTTGGACTTCTTGGTGTTTGCCTCCTTGTCCCTCACATCGTCTTTCACAACCTCTAGGTAAAAGTCTTCAACCCTTACCTTGTTTGGATGTTTCACGTTTGCACGCCTAATCTCCTTCGCAATTTGCGCCAAGTAAACATCTTGTTTTGTCCTGCGCTCTTCTTCTCTGCGAAGGAATTCCAACCAGTCTAGGAACTCCGTTATCGTAATCCGCTCCCTCAGTTCGGACACTGGCATCCTAAGGTGGTGCGCTACTCGATACCAAGCCAGCGCCTCACCCGTCAGCCGTTTTTTTCCGGTTCGTCTTTCTTCTCGCTCTTCTCCTCATTGAGGTGGTTCAGGATTTGAGCCTCTTTGAAGAGTTCAGCAACGACGGAAGACGGCCACTTCTGGACTTCGATCTGCGGAACCGACGCACCCGTTTCTTGAACGTAAAGACAACTGGAAACGAGATCGGCTTGAAGACCTTCATACTTGCTCAGTCCTGCTGGCCGTCCATCCTTGTCAATGCGCATCCGTCCCTGTAACCGATCGAGGTAACGATCCCGAGCCTGCGCCGACATTTCCCGCAGCTCGTATTGAACCTCTTTGCCTTCCTCGTTTTCGATGGCAACTGGCTTCGCTGTGATTTTGAGTTTGAATTGCATACCAGATTACAGTTCCGAACCAGACGCTTCTACGTAACTCGGAGCCACTTCCACGTCATCATTGTCGTGATTGCTGGGCTGAATAGTGAGCGACGCCGTCGGCTGCTCTCCTTCAGTGAACGCACCAGGCGTGAACTCCTCGATCCATCCCCAAAACGTGACAGTCGCATCGTCCGGGAACGTGATGGTGATTTGCTGGTTTACAGCAAGCTGCGACATGATTTCCGCCAGCGACTCAAACGCAAACGCCACCGTGGCGCTGACCTGTGACAACGAGCGCAACTTGCGTGGCGACATTGTGCGCCACGTTGTATTGCGCATCGTTGTCGTGTCGATCGGACCACCAGCAGTGATGCCTGGAGGTGTGATCTCTTTCTCGTAGAACTTGATATCCGGCGCGCCCGACAAAGTAATGATTGTCGAGAATCCGTCATCGTATCTTTTTCCCATAGTTTACTCGCTTTCTGTTTGTTGATTGCTCACGGTGTTTCTGGATAGACCAAAATCTCCACATAGACGGGCGCCGACAACTCTTGTTCGACATAGTCTTGAAGAAGGTTCCCCTCAAAGAGGCTGAGTTGGATTGCGTAACTGTTGACCAGGATCTCGGAAGGAGTATTCACTCCGATACTCGGTCGCTCGTAAGGATTGGCTGTAGCACTGATCCTCACCAACGTCCGATCTACAGGAAACGCATCCGCCAAGGTAAAGGAATAACCAGGCTGGCCTTCATGCGCCACCACTATTTCTCCAATGGTATTCTTGAGAACGGTCACAGTTCCTTCTGGCGCAAGAAGCACGCGATAAGCCAAGACGCCACTACCTGCCCCTGCTGGCCCTTCTGGACCTACATCTCCTTGCGGCCCTGGCTCTCCTTGCGGCCCTGCCTCTCCTGTCAATCCTTGGTTGCCTTGCTGTCCTTGTCCTCCCTGAATTCCCTGAATGCCCTGCGGCCCCTGTTCTCCTTGCGGCCCTTCTGCCGCAGCATAGGTGGCAATTTGTGCGGCTGTAACGCGCACAGAGGCACCGCCCTGGGCCGCCTCAAACACTTCCGCCCCTGTGAGGGCGCTGGCTGCGTCAAGCTGTGGGATGGTCTTATTAGCCATAAATGCGAAAGTCTCCTTCCTCAGTCACCCGAACGTCTCCGCCTAGTGTCATTCTCATAAATTCCGGTTCCGGCTCCTCGTCCTCTTCGGACACTGTCAACGTGGCATTGATTGTGAAAAAGTGCCTCCGTTTCGATCCCACCGTTTCCATGCCCAGTGAGAGCACGCCACTGCTCCTTGAAACGTTGTGAACAAGATAGGCGCCCTCAGAAGTTAGCGCAACAGAAACCCTTCTCACCGAGTCCAACTGGAGCGCAACGTCGCGAGCAAACTGCCACGTTTCCACATAAGCCTTCCCGCGGATGGTAATCTGGATGCCAGGATGTTCGATCTGTTCCCCAGACCGCATGAGCCTTCCATCCTTGCGAGGATCGGTATCATAAACACAAAGAGCAATGTCTGGTTCCTCAGGGAAGAAAGCCACGTAAGAATTCTCAGTCGTCACCAATGCCAAGTCGATTAGCAACTGACGAATAATATCTGAGTAGGGCATCATAAGATTTTCTTTATCTCGTCTCCTACAACCTGCCGCAACGTTGGGCCGAATTCCCTGAAAGGTTCTTCGAGGAATTTGGGCTGTGCCTTGCCCTGCGGATCCCAATAACGACCACCCTTCCTAAACTGCCCGCCCTTCGTGTCACGCACCCTGCCTGCGCTGTCCACTGATCCTCCCATTCTCGGCTGTCCTTTGAGGCGCATTCCTGGCGGCCAGATCTCTCTGTTCTCGTGGACGTAGATGGCGTATCCAGCGGTAAAGCCAACGTTGACCACGGTCTTGACCGCCTCGCCCTCAGCGCGCGTAAACGCAGACGCTTTGAGGATGCCAAAATTGACTGGAACTTTGAGCTGGGCTTCTCGCTGTAGCAGCAAGCCGGCTTTCTTCAGCCCTCGTGCCACAGCCAAACCGATCTTCCGTTCTGCACCTTTGATATTGCGCAACACGTTCTCCGTTCCAATGAATCCTGCATCAATCTTCATATAAACGCAGTCAGCAACCACTCCGTCGCGCGCAGGTTTGGATTTTGATCGAACCGACGTATCTCGTCCGACGCCACTTCCATCGGATCGTCAGGAATGTCCGATGGCATTTCGCCTAACATTAACCTGTCTCCGGCAGACATGATACGATCCACATAAACCACAGCCTTGGATATTTGACGCTCTCCCTTGGAATCAAGGAACTCCTGCGCAGTGCCATCCCACCGACAATCAATCTCAACAGGTTCATCAAAGGAAAAAGTGCCATAGTGGTCAGCATCCAAACGCTTCCACCATATCGCCTTCTGCCTGCGCATCCTTCGAATCAAACTCACGCTGCCACCTCCAGTTTCAAGTAATCGTGAAACGCTTGGAAGTCCATAAAAGGAAAACAAGTGAGACGTGAAGTTCCGTCTGTGACGTTTAACACCTCGACACCTGCTGGAAGCTCCTTCCGTATTGTGAGGAAGCCACGCATGAAACGCTCAAACGCTTTATCCTTGGTCAACGTGGTGTTGAACTTGTGCCAGTGGGATTCCTTCGCGGCTGAGTTGCACAAGTCGTAACCGAGCAGGAAGATACGCTGCGCGCCTAATGAGATCGCTAAGTTGATCGCCATTGCACCCGTTGAGTAGTTCCATCCGAGAGTGTCGCCATCGTGGAGACCGTCGCGCACGCGCTTCATCTTCAGTAACTGTGGCACGTCCCATCCTTCCAGCCCAGCGTTTGTTACAAGTCGGTTGGTAAATACTTCTTTGAGGTCTGGAAGTGCTTGGCGCATCCACCATGCCAGATCACCGAAGCATCCAATCTTTATGATGTCATTTCCGAGGCGGCAGGCGTCGTTGCATCCAATTGTGTTCCTGCCACTGAGAAGCTGAAAATCAAAGCGGCGCAAAGAAGGGCCGCCTCCAATCAAGAAACAGTCCTGTCCATTCCACTCACGGTCCGGGATCCAGTAAGCGTTCATCAGCAGTGCGTCCCAACCAAAGGACGCTAGGGCGGCGTTTTCCTGACGCTAATGCCCGTAGGCTTCCACTTGTGTCAAGGGTTTGTGCCATTTGCCCGTAATGCGATGTGTTTAGGCCTAGGGCAACGGCGCTTTGATAGCTGGCGCTCACTGGGCCGGCTTTTTCTGCCGTGGTGCGCGGATCGCGAACGGTGTAGAAATGCGCAGCAAGCCATGTCTCGACTAGCTGCAAACGCTCTGTGGACAATTCACTGCCCTCAGCGATCTGCTCAACAAGCGCGTTTGCAGCTAGGATAAAGGGATCGAGGTTAATCAACGGATCGACCTCAATAATCCCTGCGACTAATTCTGTGGTGGTGCGTGGCACGATTTACTTGTGGTGTGCCCTCTTGGCCTTAGCAGCTTTCTTTGCGCTGCTCTCTTCACCCTCGTCTTCGTCCTCGTCCTCACTCCACTTGTCACCCTTGTCAGCGGCAGCCTTCTTGGCACCCTTACTGATGGTGGCCGTTTGCAGGTGGGCACCATCAGCGCGTGACTCCTGCCCTGCGCGTGCTGTGCTCCCTGTGTCCTTGACATGCGTCCCTGCGAGCTGTGTCGAATCGCCCACTGGCTGGGCTTCCTCGTCCTCGTCCTGGTTCCCCAGCTTGAGACCCTTGGGCAGTGGTGCGCCTGGGCTGCCAGGAGCGCCAAAGGGCCGCCTGGGCTCGCTGCGGTCGCCATCGACACGCTCGAACTTCTCAGGAAACATGGCATCGAGGTCGGCATTTGTGGTGACAACCTCGTCCTTGCGATAGACCCTGCCGCCTTCGCGGTGTGTCCCTAATTTGACTCTGAACTTCATTTTCGTTCTTTCGTTTACTGGTTAATGGTTTCAGTCACTTCAGGGAGCCACGCCGTGGACAATACCAGTCTGTCCATCGTAGTCCGAGCGAAGCTGCGGAACCCAGATCGCCATCACTTTGAAATGCACGCGCATTCCGCCGTCCGTCTCCCACTGCAAGGTGGTGATGTCCATACCATTCACGAGCCGCGCCACGTCGCTCGTCATTTGCACGAGGATCATTTGGAAGCCAGTGAGGTAATCGACAGTTTGGATTTCCGACACGCCGTTGATCTGCATCAAACGCTGGCGGACGGAGTTGTCTCCCTTCTCGTCGCTGTAGTCATTGTCCAAGAACAAGTCCCAGTCCGGCGAGACGTAGAGCGTCCACGGGCCGAAGTAGTTATTGTTGGTGGACAACTGGCGCATCTCGAGCACCTCGTTGAGCAAGGTCTTCGGAGTCCAACCACTTGCTGTCGGATTCGTCAACACCTGAGTCAACCGCCCAATGTAATTGGTGAGGCCGTAAACAGTCCCGCCGCCGTAGCTGTATGTCCCAGCAGTGCCGAGGAACAGTTTCTCAGCCTCTTCCGTCACCTTGCGCGCAGCCAACTGCGCTGTCGTGGTGTCCACGCCCTGACCATTGTTGCGGGAGACCGCAATCTGGCGTGCGTTGAAGAAGAAGTCCTTGTGAATCACGGGCAACGGAAGGTTGATCGTGTCCGTCTCAGGGCGATCGCCTTCGCTCTTACGCGCCGGATCCATGCTGATGGTCGCCGGTGTGATGTCGCCCATCCGATCCGACTCAAGCACTGTTTTACCCATGCCGTTGGGCACAGTGTAAACCAAGCCCTTGCTGCGGAAGTCCGAAATGATCCGGAGCCGTTCACGCGCAGCCATTGTCACTGCGTCGTCGATCTGTTTCCACTCGTCTTTGCGCAAAGTGGCGTTCCGAGTCAACACTGGTGTGGACACCAGCTTGTTGGTTCGGAGGTCCTTTGTGGCAATGTAGTGCCGCCCGTCATCCCCAACCCAGGGACGCAGTGTGGCAACGTCGAAGCCGTTGGTAAGGAGCGTCGAAGCGACGTTCCCTATGGCGCGGCCATTGTAAATGAAGTCTTTCATTTGTTCTTAATGTTTACTGGTTAATCGGCCGTCCGTCACAAGATACGAACACGCACGCGAGTATCAACTTCCGCGGCGGAATCGCTCAAGTCCATTTCTTCGAGTGGAACGCCAATTCGCACGTCCGTCCCGCCAGCAACCTTCAGCGTCCCATCACCATTGCTGGTGAGAAACTCATTAGGTGTGCAATGCTCGCCTGCCGCAAGGAAGGCAAACACAACGTCTCCAGACTTCTGGACGCCGACGGCAACGAGTTCGCCGACTGCGTAATTGTCACTGATGCCGCGGCCCTGCAGCGCATCTTCCAGCGCAAAGGTTTTCTCCGCGTGCCCGCCTGCTGTGCCGTGCGGGATCAAATTCCCAGCACTGTTAAGCGCAACGAGCATACCCGGCGTGATGATGGCAGCCGCGCGCCCTTCTTCGTGGAACCCTTCTCCCTTGAGTTGGATTCGTGTTGGTCGTGTTTTCATCGTTTTGTTTTAGTGATGTATGTGATCTGACGCGTTAGGCGGCAGCCGTCTTCTTGTCAAAGTTCATCACCGGAATTTCCAACGGCGCCTCACCAGAGGTCGTTGCGTTGCCGACCGGTGCCATTCCCGCATAGCTTGCCTGCGCAGTCTCAGAGGTCGCAGCCGACAAGCGGGCCAGTTTGCGCAGCTCACCAAGCGGCCGCGTGTTCAATTCTTCCTTCGCGAACTCGTTGCTCTCGTTGGCAAGGATAACATCGACCAGCTTGGTCTTTTCCTCGTTGAGAGACTGCATTGAGTTGCGCAACACTTCCCGCACTTCGGGCGGAGCATTGTCCACGTATTCCTGCACGTTGACAACCTTCGGAGGAGCCGAAGGTGTGACAGGAGGCGGAACCACCGGCGGCGCGGCCGGAGGTGTCACGGGAGGTGCAACAGGTGGAGGTGTTGCTGGCGGCGTGATGCCGTTCACAACAATGTCCAACTGCTTATCGTTGTAAGCCATCAAAGCTGCGCGGTCGGTCTCTGCCCACCCCGCATTCGCTGCAATGATGCCGTCCACTTTTTCTTTTTGTGTCTTCATCGCGGTTGTTTCTGTTTCTTCTTCTGCGGGACGGTGGTTCCCAACAAAGGAACCATCAACCGTCCGGTATTCAGTGACTCGCTTTACCTTAACCGGCGTCTCGTCACTCAACGAAACGTCAGTGTCATTTGACATGTAACCGAGCCGCCAAAATTCATTCTCCTTCTCGTAAATAAAGAAGTTGGAGAACACATCCACCACCCAAATGTAAGGGCCGTTCTCACCGACCTTGAGTTGGTCGCGCAGCTTTTGGGAAAGCGCGCTGTGGATGTTACTGTAAGACATTTCGTTGTCTGCCAGTCCCATCTTTGTCAGCAACTGATGGAAAGCCTGACCAACCGGCGATCGCTTATCCGCTGCTTGGTTGCGAAGGAAGCCGGCACCGTCAGCAATCGAACAAGCGCCGATCTGGTCAGGCAGTAACGCAAGATGGTCGGGCCGGTAGTTGCGCGCAACGAGGCTGTAATCCTCGGACTTCCATTTGCCCGTCGTGTTCTCTCCGTCGAAAAATAATCCAGTGGAAAGCTCCATCATCTCTTTCGCCTTCACTGCCTTAAGGATTCGATCGTCGATCAAATCGGCGCGGTCCTTTTCAATCCACGCCTCGCTGGTGAGTCTGTTGTTGGCGAACTTAGTGTTGAGCATCAAACCAACCTTGCGGTTGTTGATAACGTCGGGTTGGCACGCACTGATCCCTTCGCCGTTCAGCGTCGGATGGTAAACCACCACTGGTTTGTGATTCCAAACCTCAGGTGTCTTTTCCAACTCGTCCTTTGGATAAAACACAGGGCCGGCCGATCCTGCATGGACGCCCTCAGTGAGGATAACCATCGGAACCACCACATGAGTGCGTCCTTCCAGCGTTTCCTCACGTGAATTTGCAGCCATTAAATTGAGTGTGATCTTTGAGTAAGTCATGGTTGGTGTGTCTCCTCCATTCGTGGGCGCTTGTTCCGCACAGCCATCTACGCGGGCAAGATAGGACTGAGCCTGGCAGGAGTAAAGGAAAACCTACTTAGTTTCCAGCTTCTTGTTTTTGCTGGGACTCGAGTAGGGCATCGGCCGGATTGGATGGAATGAACGGTCTCAGAAGGATGCAGTTGTTGAAAAGATTCTGCACCGTCTGCTCGGGATCGTCCGATATGAGAGCGCGTAGTTCCGAGGGTGTGATAGCGTTAGCAAAAGCATCCGTGAGAACCTTCAACGACTCTCCCACAAGTTGGTATTGCAAAACTGTTGTCCGCATTTGATCCACCAAGGCTGTTGTGCCAGACCGCTGGTGGCTTTGCACCGTTGTGACAATGCGCCGCCATCGCCGCTCCACCTCCTCAGTTGGAATGCCCATCTTACAAGAGATGCGGGCGTTGGTCATTCCCATGGACTTGTATTTGACTATCAAGGCATCATCGGTGAGCACGCTGTCCTCCTTATTGAAATATAATCGAAAAGCACTTTGCGATTCTGACTGGACTGGATCGGATTCTTGTAATCACCAAACGGTGCGGGATGCCAACGATGGAGCAAGCCTAGCCGATCGTTGAGTTCGATCAGCTCTCGCGCCTTGCGCCGACTGATTTCTTCCCGACACCTTTGCGTCACGTTGTCCATACGCAAGTCTCCGGGCAGTGGGTCGGCTTGCTGTTGGTGGTGCTCCAGCATGTAAATTTGCTGGTAATCCTCCCACCCGTGTCCTTTGAATTCAGAAACGCAGCCACCCAACTCGAGGTAATCCAAACGCCGACAAATGAAATTCGTGCCAGCTGGAAACGGGTAGCTCGATGGATGCTCGATAAGGTGGTAATACTCCGACACGAGAATGGGCATCTTGCTTGGTGATAAGTTGGAAATCGACGTCCCCTGATCCATGTAATACATGCCACCATTGAACCACTGCCGAGGCTGCGCCGTTTCCAGGATTGGGAGCAACTCTGTGAAATAGCGCGTGTGGGCAATGCAGTCCACGTCGAGCTTCATAATCCAATCAGATTTGGCAAGTGCCGCGCCCACGTTGTGGTAGTGACCGATCGAACGAGGTGCTCGATCGCTGCTCCTGCAATCCACAAATTGCAATGCCTCGCACTCATACTGGAGTGCCCACTCTGGAATCGTGCTAGGGGAAATGAGCATGTGACACACGCCTTGCGTAGGCGCGGCACAAACGGATTTCAACCACAAGGTCAGCATCTCCGGCCGATTCCAATAAGGTGTGATGGTGGTGAGGATTGGTTTCATTCTGCTTTTGCGTTTCTTAGGATCTTGTCTGGATTGGCGCCTTTGAGTTTTAGTAGCACCCGCAGAATACGATTCTCATCACGTGCGGCATCATTCTTCTTTTGGGTAATAATGTCAGCCTTGCGCTCGGTAATGACTCCAAGTTTCGGTCTTCCAACGCGCGCTTTCATTTCCGAGAATAGTATCTGTCGCCCCAGCCTTGTTTCATCATCTTTGTTTCTTTGGGAAACAACTGAAACTTGGCAAGGTGGTCGTCGATCTCTGGCGTGAGTGGACAGTCCTTGTAAAGGTGCTTCTCATTCACCTCAATGTAGGCGTGATCAAACTTCCAAAGCAGATCGCCCATCCCGCGCAACGCCATCAGCTCTGCTCCCTGCAAGTCCGCATTGAGAAACCATCCCGGCCCTACAATGTCTTTCAACGCCCAACAGTGCAACAGGGTATCCAACCGAATCGTTCGCATTGGGTGATCCTTAATGAACTTGGTGGTTGGGTGTTCCTTCGCGTGCGTGTCAAACGCCAAGAAGCTGGAACTTTGTGACTCGTTGTTGGCTTCATGAAACATTACCTGCTCCCCGTCGTGCTCACCCAAGCACGCACAGATTGCGAAGTTGCCTGGAAACGTTGCCAGCTTGCGCACCAGCTGCTGGTGTATATGGGGCAATGCTTCCACCCATATCACCTTCCGAATGCCCAGGGCGGCATACGCCTGCGCTTCCTGCCCGAGATTAGCACCAAGGTGGAGGACGCCAGGTGTTTGAATGTTGTGGCGTTTGAAGAGTTCATCGAAGGGGATTAGCATATCAGGTTACGATTAAGGGTTTGTAAATTTGCTCGAACACCTCCACTCGACGTTCCCAAGTGTGCTGTCCTGCAAAGTGAATAGTTGGCATTCCTTTTCGCCACAGGATGCCGTCATGCCACATCTCAGGGCAAAAGCATCCGATCTCTTCTGCGCTTGCTGCGTAGATGCCCTTGAAGGCAGTCTCTCGAATGATCTCATCCATATACCATTGCTCCCAAGGAGGATAGGTAACGATCACGCGCTTCTTAGGTTCGATGCGCAGCGTTCCAATGGTGCAGCGCTCATGCCACTCATCGACAAAATCCATGGCATCCGCTGTCCTCTTCCACACCGTCAATCCAGCGCAGATGTATTTCCAGAGCTTCCAGTTGGCTTGGTGGTAACCTGCCATGAAAATGTCCTTTTTGAGGAGGTCAGCCAAGTCCACTCTAAAGTCCATAAACGCCACATCAGCGTCTGCCCACACAATCTCTTTATATCCAGCCAACATCGCTTCCCGAATGACGTGAACTTTGGTAAAGCTGGGATGCAGGTCTGGCCAAAACTTCTCACTTGTCTGCAAGTAGTCGTATCCACGTGCCTCCGCATACAGCCTGTGGTTCTCGAGGAACGGCTGGCAGAGGGAAGCGATCTCTGGCGTTGCGACAGTGAGTAGGGCTTTCTTCATGGCTTTTGTATCCACCAGCTTGGGTAGTCCGTCTCCTGCGTCACGTTCACTTTCAGCCCGTGCGTCGCAGCAAACGTATCCACCGCAGTCTTGACGCCGTAATCACCGGACTCAATCACGCCATCCAAGTAGTCATGCCCTGCCAAGATTCCATGCCGACGCACCTTGGGCCACCACAACGCCACGTCCTCTGTAGCTGCCGCAAGCGTATGGTTAGCGTCGATGTAGGCAAAGTCCAGGAAGTCGTCGCTAAAGTGCGGCGCAGCTTGCGCAGAGGTCATCCGCATTGGAATGGCACGCTTCCTGTAGTCGCGCGCCCGCGTCAAGATGCGTTGATAGCGGGCTTCCTGGTCATTGTCCCCATGCACGCTGTAGCCTGGCACATCGAGGATCTTCCAAGGATCAATCTGCCAGCATGTCAACCCTAGAATTCTATCTAGAAGATCGAAGCTGAAGTAACCCTCCGCCACTCCAACTTCCACGGCATAGTTGACCAGACCTAAGTCCTTCAACGCACCTGCAAAGTCTTTCCTCGTTCTCATCAATGTCCTCACCATTGCCTCCGTATCTTTTTAGTTGGTATCGGTCTTTCCCAAACACGCTCCCCAGTCCACTCCGGAACCTTCCCCACGTATTGGATATCCTGCGCAGTCGAAATGTAGGCAGCCTGCGAACCACCGCGCTCACTGAGGCGGCCAGGCAGCGGGCGGTTATACCAGTAGAAAGGCTTGAAGCGTTCGGCGATCCCAACAGAAGTAACGCCTTCCTTTTTCAATCTCCGATCCAGCTCTTGATCGTCCCCTGCGTATTGCGGGCGGTAACCTCCACAGCGTTCCACTAACGTCCTACGAAATCCCCAACAGCCATGGTAGGCAAAACGATCTGTGTGACGCCAATGGAATGTATCGCTCTGCACCCATTCACCATCAACGTGATCTATGGCAACACGTGGCTGAACAAATTGGCTACCTTGCAACGCGTCAACAATGGACTCCAGCCACCAAGGCATGTAAATATCATCGTCGTCTGCCTTCGCCAGCGCGTCACTGTCAAAGGAAGCCATTGCGATGGCTGCATTGTTCTTCTCCCCGAGCGAACGAAACCGACGAGGAACAGACACCACATGCCACCTGTCACCCGACTGGTTTTCATACTGTCCAGAATCATCGAGGATAACCAACTCCCTATTCTCATAGGTTTGGTTTTCAAAGCATTTGATCATCCGCCCTAATAGCTCTGGGCGATTCAACGTCGGACAAAATGCGGTGATTTTCATTTCAGGCGTTCCCACTCTACGGGAACGATGTCTTTTACATCAAGCCCATTCCACCCAGGCACAAACCAAGGCGTTGGCATCACCACACGCTTCATCGGATTCTGATTTAACCATGCAGCCCACCACGAGAACGTGCTGGCAGAACAAATTTGATTCCAACACCAACTCATCTCGACCAAGTCTTCCAGCTCATTATTTCCTTCCGAGAACGTGCAATCGTCCCTGTGCCCGAACGTCTCTTTGCACCACGAAATATCGTCACTGAAGAATCGAAAGTTCTCACCAGGAAAGGTAGCCATTGCACGCTCGATCCATTGCACAGGAACTGGTGGATGCTTCCGTGTCCAGCGCAAGTAATCACCGCGCCGAACGTGGACGGCTGTGCCAGAATGTGGAAACCAAGGAAAGTCGAACAGGTTGCGGATATTCCACTCCCACTTTTTGAAATACTTCTCCGACTGCCAGTAACCGTTGAGCAGAATGTTCTGCTCCCGCCACTCCTCCTTAAAGGGCCGCTCGTGATGGCAGAACACCGGCTCCTCAATCGTTACTGACGGCAGGTTCGGATTGAAGTTTGGGTTGACAAGGTGCTGGAGATAGACGGGACTCCACTTGGGATCCCTCGACTCTGCCAACGTTGGCATGGTGAACTCAAGTTGGTGGTCCAGTGCGTAGCTGATTGCGCCTGCTGCTTGGAACAAGAAATTGCCCAAGCGTCCGTAGGTTAGGGGCTTGACCATGCTAGATAAGGAGTTTGTAGTATTCGCCTTCTTTGAACTTTGTGCCAAGTGTAATGGATTCCTGCGCGCTCTCCTCGTGGTAACGGGCAAGTGGAAGGATCCGAAAGTCCATGCTTACACGCGCCGCATTGGTGCAGTTGCGATGATTTCCGTGCGTGAGAACGTTGCCATCGAACGCAATCAACTCCCCTACGCGCATACGCATAGGCTCAAAGTCCTGCTTCCCTGGTTCCGATTCAACCCACACGCTGGCTGATCCGTCGGAATTGGTTAGTGGGATGATGTAGTTCTTCTCGCCCTTAGGGTGCCCGAACGCAGCATCATTGTGGAAGGCGCCGACAGCAACATTGCCTGGAAGGTGGATGCGGAAAGTAGGAAACCGCTGATAGAGGATTCGCATCGGATACGTGGGCGCGACTACCGACCGAACAAAGTCCTCGTAGGTATTCACCATCTCCGGCCACCCAGCACGATACTTGTCATAAAAACGTTTGTGGAAAGATGTGGAAGAGTCAGCGCCTACTTTGAACAAATGCTCGTGGTGTTCCTGCAAAGAGGAGAGGTCTTTGGTTTCAAACAAAGCCTCCAACAGTCCAACAAAATCAAAGCCTGAGTAGGGTGTAGTCGTGTATCTCATTTATTTCTTCTTCTTCGGTTCTGGTGTTAAGCCAGCAAGGGCAGGAAGCCAAGCACACCGACAATTGGGATGGAGAGGAATGATCCCTCTCGCCTCGTCCACAGTTAGGATTTCCCCTGCACGCGCTGAGCATTGTTCACACACCCTATCATCTCCAGCTGTTGACCATTCCACCTGCAAGCCCAGCTCATCCACGCCAAGCTTCTCGTAGGCATCCAGCTGCCCTTCCGAATGGGCATTTATGATCTCTGTCCGCGCGATCATTAGCGCACGCGCGTAGGACAAGGAATCAATCTTGTCGGTCATTGCCCTTGCTATGGCAGTCGCCCCTAGTCCGTCCACCATGCCCTGGGCGAGGATTGTGTTGAGCTGAGCGCCCATTGTAGCAGTGACGCCACGCAGCTCCTCGTAGGTGCGCATTCCAAGCAAGCGCACTTTGCTCATTGCTTCTGGCTGGTTGAAGGAGTCAGCGAGGAATTTGGATTCGGTTATGTCCTCCTCCAGCAAGTCCGCCCTGCGTGAGGCTAGGTAGGCGTTGATGTGCCCCTTCTTGTAAGCCGATTCGATATACTCCGTCGTCCAAGGTTCGTCTGCATTTGCGCCTGGTGGGAGGGAAAAGATGTCCGCCTCTACTTGCTGCCGGAACCAATCGTTGAACGCTTTGAGCTTCCCAGCATCGGTTCGGAATTCATATTCGCGGCGCTGTGCGAGGATGGCGAGACCAAGCTTCTTCTCCTTCAGTCCCAATGCGTCCAGCTCTACAATGAACTCTCGGACATGCGCCTTGAGCTTTCGGAAACGTCGCAGGAGATCTTGCTCAAACTTGCGCCGAATCATCAACGTCCTCGTGGGATCCATCCTCAATGGATTCTTTCGCACGTTGAACGTTGGCTTTTGGTTGGTGGTGCAACAGGACATAAAAATTTGCCTCGGCTGGCCAAAGGATGAAACCAGCCGAGGCGCGCGGCGGAGATTAACCGCGTGATTTGCGAGACGGAGCCGGAGGAGGTGTCTCCTCATCCTCTTCGTCGCCTTCTTCTTCGTCATCGGCTGGGATCAGCTCGTCCTGAGACTCCGGCGCCTCAGCAACTTCCACGGTGGTGGCATCTTTGTGCGCCACTGTGTAACCAATCTCCACAACCAGCGGAGTCACGTCTGGACCGACGTGAGCGTCAACCTGAACGCTGACAACCTTGTCGCCAAGCGCGCCGTCACCGTTGACATAAATGACAATCTCCTTCTGGCTTGAGTCAGGTGAAATTGTGGGCGCGGACGAATCGCCTTCCACAACTGCACCGACAGCAAACGCGCCACTGTCCAGCACGTCCACTGCCTCATCAGGCGTCAATGTCAGTTTGCGCCGGTAGCCTGGCTTGATGGACTTCTTGAGTTGAACTCTCATTTCTCTTCCTTCTTTGGTATTGGTTCGTCTCCGCCGTCTTCCACAAGGATTACGAACGGGACGCGCCTTGGTTTTGGTTTTGTCTTGCATGATAGCAGGGTCATGGCCGCCAACACGACGGCACCCGCAGTCAACGCGAAGCTGATTATCAAAGCTGTTTTCATGGGCGCAATGGGACGGTTGGTTTCACTGTCGGGCGGCCGCGTTTTGTCTCACCGTTCTTTTCTCCCTCCTCCTCTTCATCCTCCTCCGGTTCCTCAAGAGCACGCTCCTCTTCCTCGAGTTGGACTTCCTCCATGCGTTCGCTGGCTGCATCAATGACAGCTTTGGCTTCATCGTCTTCCATTCCGAGGATCAGTGTGAGGTAATGGAACGGCGGGATCAAAAGATCGACGCCACCCATCGCATACTTTGCCAGCGCAGTAGTCTTCATCGACGCCACCTCTGCCTTCTCCTTGTCGCTGGGCGTATTGAGGTCGGGCCAGTGAACCTGAATCTCCTTGGGCTTGGACAGCGCGCCGAATGCAATCAGCCGTTCTACTGTTGGCAGGATTACAAAAGGCGTGACGTATTCCTTGCGCCTGCGCGTGAGGCGTTTGATCCAAGCGCGGGCGTCCTGTTCGGATGCTAGTTGCGCAGCTTCTGACCCGATAAAAACGCGCCATGGGACTCCTAGGGCGGCAGCAATCAGCTTTATTTGAACCTCTACATGCGAGCCAGGGTCGGCTACTTGTGGCGTCAAGCTTTTTGCAGACATGCCCTGGAGCGCAATGTAACGCTGGAGCCCTTCCATGTAGGCTTCCAACTGTTTCTTTGTGCCCTCCTCGTCGATCTCAACGTCCTCCCCAGGCAGCGTTTCCAAGGACAGTCCTGGGAAGCCTCCCTTCCAAAACATCTCGCCACTGCCACCTGAGATCTTCTTCAAGTCCAGCAGTCGATTGTAAACCTTCTCCATCCGAGGCAGCCCGTAAACATCACTGGACATTCGGTTGTCTGCGAGGTGGATGATGCGCGACCAGTGAACCTTGTTGGAAGCGACGGCATTGGCTGTTCCCTGCACGTCCTGAAACTGGATGTTGTAAAGGACTGGAAGACCGTAGCGCGGGTTGGAGGTGTTGGTTTCGAAGGCGTCAATGCGAACCACCTGTTCATCGAAAGGTCGCACGTAAAGCAGCTCAAGCTTGGCATTGGCGTTGGTGATGATGTCACCCTTCTCTGTGATCCCTGGCGCAGGTTCGCTCAACGCCTTGCCGTCACTCAAGCCCAACAGCACCACACCGAACCTGCCGATCCCACTGAGAGTGTCCGCGCGCTGCAAGACAGAGAACAGCCTGTGTTTCTTTTCCAGCTCAATGAACTCTTTCTCAAAAGGAGTTTCGGTTTGCTTCTCTGTCTCGAAGACTTCTGGATTCTCCGCCCACGTCTCCTCCGGCCACACAGAAACAACACGTGACGCAATGTCTCCGCGCAGGAACGCCTTCTTGCAATCCTCAGTGGTGACCTCAGATGGGTGCCCACATTCCTGGTCGATGTCGCGCATACTGTCGAGCTGCCGGCGCAGCCACAATTGGCGTTCGAGGAGGATGTTTTGAACTATCGCGGCATTGACAGCGAGTTTACTCATCGCGGAACTGTAATTCCTGCCACCGCAGAAGCAAACGTTTTACATTCACGTGGTCGAGAAACTCTTTTCCGCTGTGAGTTCGCAGACGAGGTGGGTGGTTTCCTTCAAGTCCTTCCATGTGACACCGTAGGTTGGTTGCTGCCCAGGGCGGACATAAATTCCAGTCACGATGCCCGCGCTTTCCGAGACCAGCTTGTGATACACAGTGCTCTCGAGTGGAAAGGCGATTTCAAGGACAAACTTCATGCGCCGTTGGAGGTTGGTAGTTCGCTAGGAGCTTCTTCACTGTCACCAAACTCCTGCCACATCCAGCGCACCACGTAGTCCATCACGGAAGTAGCCATCGGGATGTCGGGATTCTTGGTAGGGCCGCGAGGATCGAACTGGGTATGGGAAAGCTTACGCACAATGTCCGCCAAGGAAACGCCACGCTGGAGCGCCATGCTAATGAGGATGCCGATGCAGCCCCACGTTCCAGCGTCCGCAGACTTGCCCATGTTCACAAACACCTCACCAGGCGAGCCGTCGTCAAACAAACCTACCCTGATGTAACCCTTCACCGGCCCAACTTTGAACTTGTGGACAATGGCTGCGCGCGTCTCTGACAGTCGCCTACGTTCCATGCTTCTCTCCCACTGGACCGACGCGACGCGACGGAGGACCATCTACTTTCTTAATACCTGCATCATCCGCCAAGATGTTCTTCTCCAGTTCTCCAACCATGGGTGATTTGGTTCGCATGTCCAGCACGCGCAGGCGTCGCATTCCAGCAATGCGCAGCAGGATCAGGTAGCCAAGCAAGTCCAACACAACGTCCTCACCGAACGCATTGGGACTGGATGCCATGCGACTCAGCTTGTCGTCGAGGCGCACCTTGATCTGTTCCGCAGCATCCGCTTTGGAGAAGATGCGAACGGGATTGAGGGCAGAGTCACCATACGCCCTGTTCTTCTGAATCAGGAGCGTTTGGATTTCATTGCAGACAGTTGCGATGTCTGCCTGAGTTTGGAGCAGCATCTCTTCTGTGGTTTCGTTGCTAATCATACCTTTGAATACTTTGGAATCCACGCTCCTTCGGCCGTCTGGTCGAAGTCACACATCAAACGCGGCTCCTTCTCCACTAATATCTTCGCCACCTTGGAAAGCGCCACGGCGATTTCCTCCTCCGCTGCTGGGGACGTGCGCAGCGCAATGATGTGCCGCAGTGCGCGCAGGTTCAGCGACCAAACTCCGCCTGTCGCTACGCCCATTGGAATAATCCGGCGCAGGCAAGAGGTGAGCTGCTTCTTGAGATGGAAATTGTTGTTGGAATTGTCGATGTCCCACGTCTTCATCAAGTCAACATAGGCTTCCTGCGCAAACTGAAAGACACTGGCGAATACCTTCTGCGTATAACGCTTCTTGCTTGCGAGGTCATACAACTTCATCTGCGGAGATTTGCTAGGCTGCCCAGGAGGCACGTTCCACGGATCTAACTCCTCCAAAACTTCTCGCTCTTCCTTTGTCAATCGAATGGACGAGGGCATCCACCAAGGGATGTCTGTGAACCGAATGTATCTCATGGAACCCTCGCTGATCGCCACGCCCGCGCGATGCCTGTTCATCTCGCCAGTAAAGACTCGGCTGACTCCTTCGATGGCAAAGTTGTAGGTGGCGTGTTCGAGGACAGAACCATGACCGGACTTGAGGATGTTCTCAAAGTATTCGTGCCAGTCCTTGCGCACCTTGGTGACGTTTGGATTCAAGCCAGGCTCGAAACTCATGTAGCAGCGTTTGGCAGCGAGCCCAATGATGGATTCCGCACCACTCAAAGGCTTGTGCTCACTCATGCTCCCAATGCCTTTGAAACAGCCATCTTGAGGCCAGGCGTATTTGGTAGCGCCTACATGATCCAACCACCTTCGAATCTCAGCGTCATCCGCTTGCGTCGCACCAATACAAAAGACCTCAATTTCAACATTTCTCATCGTGAACTATTATCTGGGCAGGACTCGGCTGAATGCAGCTTCGTCACGGTTAGCAGGAATACGTTTGGATTTGACGGTGCGTGGCTTGGCAAACAGGTAACCACCAATGAAGCCGAGCACAAAGTTGACAGCCATGCAGACAATCAACGTTCCAATGAATTGATCCAACGTCATCATAAAGAGCTTGGAGCTAGGTCTAGTTTGTCACCGACTTTGACAGGAAATTCCAACCGCCACTTCATCAATCCGCTCTTCACCGCACCGAACACCACAGGCATGTTGGTTTCGTCGATGGGAATAGGCTGGAGCGTTACAATCCAATTGGTGATGGTGTGGTTCGTGTTGTCAGGCACGCCATCCTCGCCTTTGCCGACCTGTAACACTGGACGCTCCTCTACCTTGAGCACTTGGAAGCGCGTTGTCCACGGCGCTGCTTTGTTACGCGCTTCCTGGGCAGCCTTGCGCATTTGCACCGACATAGGCGCAGCGGGTGGCATGATCGAAGCATGGTTCGTGTTGATAGTTGTGAGGTTGGTGGTGTGCATCACCTCCACCTTGGTCCCTGCAGGCGCAATGACGGTAATGGAATTGCCTAGCTGCGCCGCTGCTTTCTCGTTGCAGCTAAGGGCAAGTCCGAAAGCAAGCACCAGCGCCGCAGGAAAGAAATCCCAAAGTTTCTCAAGGTTTCTCATTTGCGCTTTCTGGGTTGGTAACAAACATGGGCGCCTTCTTTGCGCGCTCGTCCGTTACGTGAATTTGATTGTCGGTAGAGGCGCGCAGGATTGTGTCGCTGTCCACAGTCACCACAACCATTCCATCGGTTAGGATGACTTCGATTCGGTTCGCGTTGTGAATATCGGCTTTCATGGTTTCCTGTAGTGGCAAAACTTGAAGCTCTTCCCGCTCCCGCACGCGCAGGGTGAATAAAGCTTGATTTGCCTGTTGCTGGTTTCCTTGGCTGTCAAATCCCGTTTCACTGGAATGTAATCTTTGCGCTCCGCGCGAGGGAGCTTTTGAATTTCTTCCTCGTTAATGAGGACGCCTGTTCTTGTGTTCATGATTTCACTTTTGTTGGTTTGGGCAGTGGTTGCCAGTGTGTGGGCCGGACTGTAACGGATCGAGGTTCATAGCTAAGGCCGCTCCATCGTCCTCCGTGCTGTAATACAGCAACATATGCCGCCTCCCAATGAGGTTCACGGCTGCAAAGGTTTGGATCGTTCCCCTTCTCTAACGCATCCATGATTTGGTTATTGTGAGCACAGTCTACCCACATGCCTTGGCACACCACGTTTTCCTCATCTGATCCAAAGGAAGGATAGCAAAGGAGAATCTGCTCGTCCATCGGTGCAGTGCTAATTGGGCGCCACCTCATGGGATCGTGATGCGGTAAAACTTGTGCGGCCCTTCCATGTCCAGTGGATAGCTGTCCGCGTTGTTTGTGTAAAGGAACACCTGCATCACCGTTGTCCATTCGATGAGGTCAACAGAGGACAACAATGTGCCCATGCGCGCAGGCACAGGCAGCGGACCATAGTAGGCAGGAAACGCGTAAGGGTAGTTCACCTCATCAACAGGAATGTAATCCTTCACCAGTCCACGCTCCCAGCGCGTGCTGGCTGAGCCTAACCAAAGCGTAGGGAGCCCATCCTCGCGCAGGCAGTAGAGCAGCCTGGGCTTTGGAACGTCGGGCAGGGTTGTGGACTTAACATCGAAGGCTGGAGGGTAGTAGTCCCAAGGCAGGTTCGTGAAGTAAACGCGCTCAACTGTTACCAGCAGCGAGTCCAGCGCCACTCCCTCAGGCAGGTAGAAGGAAAGGTTGGTTTCGTTGTGGTCGCTGAAACGCTTGTCCTGAATGCCGTCGAGGCGCTTCATTGCTTTTGCTGCGCGACATCCTGCGTAACCTAAACCGATTGCCACGATGGTGAGAACTGCTACTGCGCAGATGATGTTTGCGGCAGCTTGCCACCACGCGCAAAGCAGTGCGGCAACCGATAGGTTTGTCCTTGTGTTCATTCGATCCTCCATGCCATCCACGCTCCGAGGCAAACGCAAGCCACCAACCAAAACCCGAGGAGGGCTTTGCGCTGGCGACTCAGTTGCCTGAGCTGGGTGACTGTTGTCCGTATTGTGTTCACAGCCCTATTATCTAGGGCTTGGGCAAAGCCACTGCAACACAAAGCGCGAGGACAGCCACGCACAGTGTGGCAACCGGAGGAGTGATGGTGAGTAAAGCGAGGATGGTGAGAATGGCTGCAATCACCACAAAGAGTCGTTTGGTCGTCATGCGTCCAACGTAGCACGCCTACCAAATCCCGTCTTTGTGTTCCTGCTTGAGCGCGTCCAGGTTGCGCCGAGTGTAATCTGCCACCACGTTCCCTGGTGCAAAGGAGGCACTGGGTTTGCGATCCCGCATTCCATTCACCCAAAGCCAATGGAAATACTGCGCGGGAACGTCCTGCATCCGAACGCCTTTGTGCAATCCGAATGGCATTGGATCAGTGTCCTCAAGTGGCTTCATTGAATGTAGGTGAGAGTCAGTCCGCCACTAAGGAGAATGCGCGCAACCACCACACGGTTGTCCGGAGCCACAAACCAAGTGATGGCATAGGTTCCGTTGTCCACCGTGTTTGCGTATCCGATCGGACGGAACCCAGCGTCGGTTAATTGCACACGGACATCTCGAATGGTTTCTATCAGCTTTGCTTGGCGTTCCTCTGTGGCTTCGGTTTCTTCTGCCCTTGCCGCGGCTGCCTTCTCCTGTCGGTTGATCTTTCGATTCAACCACCAACGTGTAATTGGATTCATGTCAGCCTTTCCCAAGTGGTTCTTCCATGTCGTCACTATCCTCACCTGGATCTTTGTAAGGTGGGCGCAGGAACGATCCACATTCAGCCATTGCAGCAACACCGACAGCCGTCACCTGCCGAATCTCGTCGAGAACGTCAACATTGTTTCCATGCCCATTTACCCATGCTGCTTTGGCTTTGAGCAAGCACTGTTCCTGGATTAGAAGCCACTCACCGATTGTGTGCGTGTGGTTTGGATACTTGGCTTCCTGATACAGACGCTCCGACCAAATTGCGTCCACCACTTCGAGTGGGATCAGGCGTCGAATCTCCTCCGCTGTTCCCTTAGCCGTTTTCCTTGCTGTTGATTTCTTCTTCATAAATTGGAAGGCGGGCACCTCGGACTTGAACCAAGGAACAATGCGTCACCACAGAAGCCGCTCTCAGAGTCGCGTGCTAGGCAGCTACCTGCATCATCTGTTCCGTTACATGCCCACATAAAACAAAATGCCAGGCAAGCGACCGCCCCCACAGTCACGCGCAGTGTTTAGTAGGAACTGCGCGCTGCTTACCTGGCGAAATCAAATACTGGAAGGCTGATGGATCTGTTCTGGTGCTTTCTCGCGGCCGCCTAACAATTTCCATCCAGCGCACACTGCCGTTGCCTTCCAGCAAGAACATTATCTCCGCTCCTTGCAAAGGCACTTCCTACAAATGCGTTTCTTTCTACTCGGGCTGTAGCACCAATCGTGAAACCCTAGTGCGCATTTGATGGCGTCAATCAAATCATCGAGGAACAGTGGACGCCTCATTTGAAGTGCTCCTCAAGGAAGATATCGGTCATGTCCACGCCTCTCGAGCATGAGAGGCTGGAGCTTTCGATCCCTGCGCGTGCCATGTCATACATCAGCGACATGATCGCAGCCAACGCACCTGCCCGTTGCACACTGTCCAGAGGCGCAAGCTCCGAGCCCATCCGTTTGATAATGACCGCCGCCATCTTCTGATTGCGGACGTCTTTGAAGAACTTGGGATGACGCAGGCGCAAATACTTCATTGCGTCTTCTGTTGTCCTCACGTTCTGGATGCGTGCCATGCCAGTAGCAGGCGCTCCCATCACAGGTGCGCGTGAGTTGGTTATTGATTTTCTCGTTGCCATTACCGTTTGCTTATTTCCTTTTCCTTCCGAATGCACCCTTGCGCAGCTTCTCCAAGTCCCGTGCGAAATCGAGGCACACCTTCCCATGCTTCTCTCCCAAACAGCGCGTTGCCTTTGATTTGAGAGCGTCAATGAGAACATCCAAGTCCTTCTTGTTCAACAAAATCGCCACAGTTCCTTCCTCTCCCAAGCGCGCAAGGAGTTTGCTCTCAATGACCTCACGATGGACGAGTTCTGTGCGTGTGACTGCCATTACCGTTTGCCCTTCGTCCCGCCTGCATCGAAGTAGGCTTTGCGCGCTTCCTGAGCGTATCCTTTGAACTCCTTAGCGAGGTGCCGGAACATCTGTGCCATCTCATCTCGATTGCTGATAAACTCACACGCTGCGCGATCCAGGAACTTTTGTGGGATCGCCTCCAAGGCCACTGCCTGCCCAAGCAAGTGTTCCTGTTCCACAAGCGCAGCAACGCCTGGACCTTGCTCTTCCAAGAGTGTCTCCAACCGTCCATGCAACTCTGTCCAGTTCTTTTTATCGTATTTGCGCTGCAATTTTGCGTCATCACAAACACGATTGAACAGTTCCATCGTAGGTGACGACACGTTCCCTAGTGGAAACTTGGTGGTGATGTTTGGGAAGGTTTGCCTATGACTTGTGTCTCGAAATGTATCTGATTCAATATCACTCATGCTTTGTTATCTCCCTTCCAGCTCGTAGTCGTAGTGGGCTGTCAGTCCAACGCGCTCATCCACCCATCCACCTTCCTTCAACACTGTTTTCTTGGGCTTGCGCTTGGACTCTTTCTCGTTCCGCACAAAGATGATTTTCTTCTTCCCACAGTCCCTGCATATGATGTGGTGGCTTGGATACAAGCTGCCGTCGCCGACTACTGAAGAATCCCTCAACATTTTGATATTGGTGTGCTTGCATCCTTCCTGCAACGCGTCGATCTCGTTTTGATGGCGACGCTTCATGTCCAACAGCTTGCTCATCTGTAATCTCCGTTCCGTGTTGTGAGGTAATTCCAACCTTCCCACTTGTCTTCAAGCTCTTGTTCAGCTTCGGACACGTCCCCTGGTTTGCGCACGCCGCATTTCTCACACCAGGTTTTGCGGCCGGTTACGATTGGAGGATTTGTTCCACGCGTGCTTTCAAAGACCTTCCAAACGTGCTCACATGCTTCGCTCACTTGTCACCTACTTTCGTGTAAAGCCAATATCCACCAGGGTAGATGGTCAGTATCTGAGTGGATGCAGGCTTTGTCACCTGCACCTCGATCCGTTCAGGACGTGCGTAGATTGCGTCCACCACAGCCTCGCGTGCCAGTGCGCTTGCATCAGCAGCAACGATCCTGTCGCCCTTCTTGAGTGTGTTGATGTTGAGCATATCAAAGCGCCTTGTCCGCAAAGTAGCGTTTCGACAGTGAGGAACGTTTAGCTGGTTTTCTCTTTGAGGGTGCAATGTGTTTCATCAAACGCTCTCGAACCGCTTTCTTTGCTTTGGGATTCTTGGTAGGTTTGCCGGGCATTACTTGAAATCCCACCTTATCCGATAGCTTTTCCAATGCTATCTCTTGCGCCTTCACCTTTGCCTGCAATTCCTTGAACGCCTTCTCCATTGGTGAACTACCCTTACGCAACAGCGGCGCCTCGTCGTCCTGATCGTGTCCTCGATCCTCCTTGCGATTGCGCAGTTCTCGTTGGCGCGACCACGTCGTCACGTTGTTAAACACCAGTTGCGCATCCTCTACCATTACCAAAGCGCGCTCAATACAAGAGTTGAGCATTGCGAATTCATCCTCTTCTTCCTCGTCGGCGTCCTTGAAAACGCCTACCATCATCCTGATCCCTTCCGCTCCAGATTCCAGCTTACTGCTTACGTCCTCAACTTCTTCTTCTGTTAGGATTTGCATACAATTATAAAGATGTTGAGCATTTCACTTTGCCTTGTGGAGGTCCATGCCTGGCAGCCTGGGTTTGCGACCATTGCGGCGGTCATACTCCATCGTGACTTTGAAATGGCCTAAACGTGAGTTGCTGAGGGACGCCACAGCACGCGCAGCCGCAATAGCCTCTTTGGTAGGTTTGTCCTCTCGACATACGTCCTGTGCCTTCTTGTCCAACATCCGGCACCAATCACTTGACTTTAGCAGTGGTTCTTTCATGCTTTGTTATCTTCCGAATCACCCGTTTCAGTTTCACCAAACTACGCTTCTCTTCAACCATTGGTTGTGGGAATAAAGAAAAAGGAATGCCTGTTCCTCGATGGAGTAAGGTTTTCACATACACCACATCCAGCCTTTTGCGCTGGTTTTGTTTTTGATCCAACACCTTCCTTGGGTTCTGGCAATACAATGCGCGCCGTCTTGCCAGTAGCCTTTTTCGATTTGCAGCACGATATCGGCGTTGGTTCTCCAAACACCTTTCCTTGTTTTGAGAACGCCACGCGCTTTGTTTTTCTAGGCGGACTTTCCGGTTCTTCCACCAGCGCCTTCTTCGCAACTCAGCAAAATGCTCTTTGTTCCTATCCATATAGGAACGAATCTTATCAGGATTTTTCTTTACCCAGCTCTTTCGGTAACGTTGGCGCTCCTTCTTATGCTTACTAGCATACACACGCGCACGCTCCCGAAGCACTTTGCGGTTTCGTTGATAATAGCATTTCCTTCGCGCACGGTAGGCTTCTTCGCTTTCACCTTTACGCCGACTCATACCATAGTATCTCCGCAAGTGACCGACCGGAGCCTTAATTCTTTCGACGGTGTGCTACCATTGCAGCTTCCTTCTCTGCGTGGAAGGCGCAAATCTCTTTGTAATACTTTTCCAAAATCTCAGCGCCCTCGTCCTCACTCGGCTTCTCCGACGCCCCACGCAGCTTGAGCGGAACAGCAAAGGAAAGAAGCAAACCAACAGTCCCTAAGCTGTGCCTTCTGTTGAGGTGGAACGCCTTTGCGATACACCTGCTTGAGGAAATCCTCAAACATTTCGTCTATCGAGGCTCCCAATTTGAATGGTGGAAATTCCATACGCTATTATCTGTGGCTTACCATGCAGCGCCAGCCATCTTTTTCTTCTTGGCGATCTTATTGAAACCACCACTGGCTGCATCGACTTGGTCATCATACTTGCCATGCGGAAAGTATTTCAGCTCGTCAATGAAGTCCTTCGTCCAGGCGCGCTTGAGGCAGTAGACGTTCCCGGCACCCATCTGCGATGCCAATGGATAAGCACGTGCTTCCTTGTCCCCTGTAGGGTGGAAGGCAATGACCTTGAACCCAGCCAGGTTGCGCACTGTGCTTTCCCCTGACTCCTTTCCTCCTGATCCTCCTTCGATCTCAATCACTACCGGCACCTCGTCCCCATCCTCCTCTGCCGTCTCTGCAATCCTCTCTTCCCGCTTAGTGGCGCCCCATTGTCCTCTGCGCACATCACATATCCAAAACTTACCCTTCTTGTCCACACCAATGCGGACGCCTGCTGACCAGTTGCCACCATCGGGCGTGCCTGCTTTGTCCCAGGAACGAACCATGCGCAGGAGCTTCGGTTCGTTGTCCTCATAAACAACCTTATCAGTCTCAAACATGCCACCACCCAGAGGCACAGGATCTTGGAGCACTTGACTGGCGTATCCGTATGCACCCAGTTCCTCCTTCAGCGTTTCCAACACTTCCCTTGGCATCCGCACAGGATCGAGCAGTCCATCCACGTAATACTTTTTGAGTCCTGGTGGTGAGATGCTTTTATGCAATTCCCCAGGCAGGCAGATATGTTTGATCTGTCCAGCCTTGCGCGCCAGTAATTCTCCACTGGGATCAGCCTGCCCTAGGCGTTGCTGCACCAGTATCAGTGGCGAGACCAGCTTGTCCACTTTGCGCGTTGGCAGTGTGGTAGTCATCCATCTGTTAATGCGTTTGATTTCAACCTGCGAATAACTCTCCTCAGGATTGATCGGATCGTCCACCAGCTGGAAGTGTCCGTGATAACCTGTGATCGCACCTCCAACACCGACGCACAGGCGGGATCCCATCTGCGTATTGGTAAACAGCCCCTTGGTGTTTTCGTCCTCGCGCAATTGGATGTTGGGAAAGCAGGATTGGTATTTGTCTGACTGAACCAAATCCCGCGCCTTCAAGCTGTCCTTCATCGCCACCGCCTGCGCGTAGGATGCGCAAACAAACTTGGCACTTGGCAAGCGAGTCCAAACCCAAGCAGGAAATGCCTGGCTGACAATAGTGGACTTGGTGCTGCCAGGAGGAACGTTGATTACCAGATCGTAGGCTTTTGGTTCTCCAAGGAACACGCGCTCTGCCATCACTTGCAACTCATCGCACAGGTATTCCACATGCCAATTCAGCACTGGCTCCTCTGCCACGATCACAGTCCAAAACTCCTTCAGGAACTCGTAGAAAGAATCCTTCACGATGGAAGCCAGGATCGTGAATTCGTTTACCTTTACGTCACTCATCTGCTGTGTTGGTTAATTGTTTCATTTCCATTTCCACTACTGGTTTGGCTTTGTCTGCCGCTGCCTTCCTGCGCACTGCTTCAAGGATCTTTTTCCGCGTATCCAAATCCAAATCCAGTTCATCAATATCAATCCCAGTGCCTGCAATGCCAGTGTGATCGACCTCAATCTTTTCCCCATATCCTCGATCCCTGTTCTGCGTTCTGTTCACAAACATCACTGCTGCGGGATTTCTCAACTGCACCAAATCCAAGAGTGCAGATTCGAAGAAGTTTTTCCTGTGCCACTGGACATCATCCAGCATTTGCCTGAAGTCAATGTCATGCTTCCACATTTCCAAACTGTTCCTGCTCACTCCTACCATTTTGCAGGAAGCGCTCACATCAAAGCACGTGCTCACCAATGCATGTATGAAAAGCTCCTGTTTGATTCGTTTGGATTTGCCATTCAGGATGGCGTCAATCTTCCCAGTATTGTCCTCCCAGAACTGAATATCCTCCCACACTTTCCTCGCATCAGGGCTTAGGCGTTCCAGGATATAGTCCTTCAGCTCAAGTCCATCGCCAGGCATCTTTCTGTTCTGATCTGCCAGCGTTTTCGCCAATTGTAATTCTGGATCAGCCTTGATCTGCTTCCTCAGCACCTGATGATTTCTGTCCAATGCCTTAGCGACATGGGAGATGTCCGCGTCTCTCAAGCACGCGTCATAGAACCGTAATATGAATTCCAACCCTTGGTGTCTCCTATGTGCCATATGGCACAATGGATACAAGGGAATCTTTAGGAAGCAAGAAAGTTCTTCTTACTTAGCGTAAGGCACAGGGTCAACCATCCCTGCTATTGCGAATGCTTTCTTCCGAGGAACACAGCTTGCGCACTCCCCACAATGCGTCTCTCCACTCAAGTAACACGACCAAGTCAATTCCATTGGGACGTTGAGCTTTTTCCCAGCCTTCACCACCTCCCATTTGTCCAAGTAATTGATAGGCATCAAAATCTGTGGACACTCTAATCCACAAGCGAATGGAAGTAGATTGTTAAATGCCTGAGTGAACTCTGGATAGTTGTCTGGATTTCCACCATGCGCAATGTTCCCATGTCCAATGTAAGGGATCCCATTTGTCATGCAGTATCCAGCGGCCAACGAGATCAGGATCAGGTTGCGTGCGTTCACTCTCGACACTGCCCCGGAGAGTTCCTTGGCGGGCCGCCTTCCCTGGATCAATCCCGACGTGACCACACCTCCAATTGCCACCTCAGCAATGTGGTGAGGCATTCCCATTGCTTTGGCGCAATCCTTGAGCGCCTTGTGCTCTTTCCACGTTGCACGGCATCCATAGTCGATCATCAACAGCTCGACTTGGAAACCCTCATCTTTAAGGACTGCCGCAGCAACCACGCTGTCGAGTCCTCCACTGCAAAGAACTGCCACTTTGTTTGATTTCATGTTGTATTATCTGTGCTGTTTTCGTGCCCTAGCCTGACCAAGGCAGCGTTTGTTTAAGATTTGCCCGTCCTGTGTGCTGTGCGTGCTGCTTTTATCGCCTGGCGCAGCCTGGCCCACCAGCTTTGTTTGGGTGGCGTCTCGCGTGCGGGAGGTCGGTCGTCGATACGCTCATTGTATCCATGCGGCCCAATGTTAAAACGTGCGCCGCACTGTCCACATTCAACGTTTATGCACAAGCCGGCACCTGGCCCTTCCAGCCATTTGCTATTCATGCAATCTGGACAGATGCCAATGCGAAGGTAATACCTTTCGTTCTTGGTGGTTGGTCTCATAGCTCCCAGTGATCCAGATTCTTTTTAACCTTCTTCACCTGCGCCACAAGGTCACACAGAGAGGCTTGCTTGGCTGCTCCTGCCTCTCCGTTCAACACAACGTCAAGTTCGCGCACCAACCTGCGCTTGTCCTCGAGAACTTCCTTGTAATCTCGAACCTCCTGTTCCAGTTCTGCACGCGCGTCCACCTGAACTTGTTCAATGGCGGCCCTTGTCAGGGCTCCAGAATAAATGTCTTGCTCCACCGCAGTCGAAATCGCCTCCACCCAATCTTTTGCTTCCTTCATGTCATTCCTTATTAAACTCCTTCAAAAACTCTTGGATGATTACATTCGTTTGCTCTTCTATGTATTCCTCAAACATCCAACGTTGACCGAGACTGGCATTCTGTGTGTTTTGCGCAATGCGCTCTGCTGCCCGTCGCGCCATCACTCTGATCTGCATCAGTGTAGGGCGCGCATCCTTTTGAACTTCCTCAATGGCTTGGACTGTCCTGCTGCCAGGGGATTCCTTGATCCCAACAAACATATCCAATGCCACCGCCTCGCCTACCGCCATTGCCCACTCAACTGCTTTCTTCATAAACGATATTTCTTTTCCCATCCGATGTGGTTGAAGAACTCAAATCCATCGATGTTCTGACACATTGTATGGCAATGACGAAAACGTCTGTATTGCCCAGCTTCCCAAGAAACATGCCGATACCACGATACGTTCGGAATCGTTTTCGTGAAATCTACCTTCACAAGCGTTTCAACATTAGGCTGCGTGTCCTGATTCACCATTTCCTCCTGCCTTTGCGCAGCCACGGTTTGTCCTGCAAACGCTCCTCACGCGTTGGAGGCAAGAGCGGATCGGTAGCCGTAGTGATTGTGCTCATGTCTGCTGCGGTCAAAAGAACCTGCGCGGCGTCCGTGCTGTTGTAGTCGTAACGCTGCATCTCTTCGTAAATCGTTTTGAATTTGTCAACGCTGCTAGGGATTGGCAGCGGATGCGATTTGTTGATTAAAGGGAGCAGATCGCCTGGGTCAATCGCTATCTCCCTGCCTGCCTGATCCGAGATTACAATGCAAGTCAGTTCTCTCTTCCTGATTGCTTCAATGAGCCTCATGGAATCCTCGTGAGACACCACACTGCCAATGATGGCGACCCTGTTCTCAATCCTCAGCGTCTTCATCGGTAATGCCTAATTTCCGCGCCAGGATGACAATGCTGGAAGGATCGGAAATCTGCCCTTCGTTGTGCGCGTGCCGTAGATACTTAAGCACCTTCCGCCTCTTGGCTTCCATTGCTCTCATATTGACCCCACGCAATGCGCCCATGCCCACCAGCATTGTGTGGACAGCTACAAGGTCGGACATCTCGAGATCAATGCGCGCTGCGTTGTTGAGTGATTTCCCTGGTTGCGTCTCGAGAATGCCGAACCGCTGCGCCTTGGTTGTGCGCTGTCCGACCTCACAACACTCCTCCACAAGGGAAGCCAGCAGGTGGTTTAATACCGTCATCATATCATTCCCGCCCTTTGATCATCTCCTGCATCTGTTCAAGAATAGCACCTTGCATGGACGCCGCGACAGCACAGAGATCTTGAATTCTGTCGCAATAGCCTTGCATCAACGCGAGTCCCTCAGGAGAAACCTTTGCCTTGTTTTTCTTCACAACTTCTTTGACAGCGTCAACAATGCGCAAAAGTTCCATACCTGTTGCTGGCCCGAAAGATGGAACACCGAGTTTCGCAAGCACCATGCCAAATCGTTTCGCCTCTTCCTCTGTGTAAGGATGGATGTCTGACTTCATGCTTTGTTATCTCCTGTGCCCTTGTTGTGGTAGCTGAGAAATTCCATTGGAGTTGAGAACACAGTCACCTCGTTCGATGGCAAGCGCAATGCTTCCGGATCCTTCACCGACTTGCACACGTTCGCGCGGTAGATTGCCGCTCCTGCGCATTGTTGATTGGTGGTGCTGTGGCAGTCGATGTGGTGCTCCCCATGCACCATCTGAATCCATTCCTCAGGAGAGTATCCTCCGAGGTAACCAGCAATCGCCTTACGTGTCCAAGGACAGCCGGCGCAAGGCGTGGTGTGTTGCTGCGCTGTGGGCAGCCGATCCTCGTCGGAGGTAAACCTGCGCGCGAGGATCTGGGCGTCTGTGAGGTTAGGCTTCATGGTTTCCAAATAACTTTTGCGCCATCACCTGCTGACCAAATGTGACCTTTTGCCCTGTGCGCCTCGTAGGCGACTTTGCTGACCACCACCACTGAATGGACAAGCTCTGTCCTGCTCCACGTCCTGCCTTTGCGCATGACACCGGCCGAAGGCAGCGTTCGGAAAGTGTGGTAGGTGCAATAGGCTGACACCGTCTTGATGTAAGTCACGCCACGTTTGAGAGTTCTAATTGTTTGCATATTAAATTGAAGCGTGGAGTGTTGTGAGGTCTGACTCGTCCGGCAACGGCTCGCTGCATTGCTCGGGCGCTATGATCAGCTTGGCGTTGTCGGACACTCTGGACAGGCGCAGGAACGATCCGTTTTGAACGCCGAGCACTTTGTAGGTCTGTCCCGCGCAGTGCAGGTTACCGTCCAACGTTTTGATCGGGCGCGCGTCCGGTATGAGGAGCGTCACCTTTGTTCCGCGTTTTATATCGTTGAGGTTTGTAAATTTCATGGTGTTGTTGAGTTGGGGAATTACACCTCAATGCCAGCTTCGGCATTCGACGCATCAATGACCGCCTGCAGTGCGCACAGCGCGTCGTCGGCGTCAACTTTCATACAGACCAACTGCGCTGCTTCCAGCGCCGCTTTTTGTTCTTCGGTTAGTATCATGCTCCGGTATTAGCACGCACCGTGCCCGCGTCCCAGTTGTCCTAAACTACTCAATCACAGCTCTTGCGTTTTGCAGGAGTGTCAAAAGTGTCGTCAATCTGTGCAAGTGTCTTTACACTTCTGTTGGATTCTTAGACACCGCCCTTGTCTTGCCCTAGGCGCTGTGCTGCTTTTGCTGCACCTACAGCTTGGTCTATGCGCTTGCAAAGCTGCCTAGGTCAGGCTGAGGGCGAAACTTAACGCACAGGCCCTCCTGCCACCCACGTGTCGAATTCTGCCGGATCCTTGCACGCACGCACAAACGCCTCCAGCCCTTGCAGCGCAGCTTCCGCTTTGGGCCGCACTGTGCGCAACCAATGCACGTAATACCACGACACACCAATGCCCCTTTTATTCCGATGGAACGTGTCGTCATCACACGCAGTCCACGCTTTGAAGGGACTGTCCTGTGGCAGGTCCGTTGCCAAGTAACCACCCAGCGCAGTCTGACAACCCATCTTCACCTGCCCGATCATCTCGTCCTCATTCCAACACTCAATTCGATGGTTCGGAACGATCCCTTGGCAAAGGCGTCGCAATGGCATCACGTCCTCCTCAAGCACGCGCTCTCCTGTCGGGCACCAGGTGTCGAGAAACACACTATTGAACTCAACGCCGAAGTTCCGCGCATGGTGCAAGTATTGATAAATGTCTGCCTGAATCACCGACACCTTTCCTTTCGGAAGGTGTGCCCCTACAAGTTTGATGACATCCTTGCTGCGCTCTACTACCACAACCTTGGCAACGTTTGGATTCCGATCCAACAGCCCCACTGCCAATCCCAGTCCGAGCCCACCTACCAGAACCTTGCCACGCATCTTGGCAAGCTGTCGAGTGTGCTGTTCCACTTCTTGTGGCAACGAACTCATCCACGTGCCGGCGCCTGACTCCTTCAACGTGTGAACACCTATCGGCTCATCCAAAGTGAGGACAGTTGCCTTGAGTCCCATGAACAATGCGTTGCGCATCGACACAACAGGCAGGCGCGTGCCCGCTGCTTTGAACTCAACCGACACTGAGAACTTGCCACTCTTTCCCTCTGGGAGGTGGTAGGGAAGGGAAAAGATGCGGCCCTTGTGCTCGTATGTTGGGAATGCCTTCATGAGCAGGAGATGTTGCTGAGGTGTGACTGGAGTTCGTCTGATATTTCCTGCAAGCGTGCCGACAGTTCCTCTTCCTTGCGCGTTTCGTAGGCTTCCTTCTTCTCGCCCTTCTCCTTCTCCGGCTCCTCCCAGCTAATGTCCGTGCTCTCGAGGTCGTTAATGCAACCGTCCAACGCGTCAATACGCTCTTGAAGAATCTGCCCCGTGTTCCCTTCCTTCAGTCCCTCTGGCATACCGTCCAGCTTCCCTTCGGTCTCGTCCTTGATGTTGGTCAATTCATTCACCACATCATCACGCTCGCCTTCCAAGTCCTCAATGCTTTCGGCGTCGAACTTGCGCTCCTGCAATTCATAAATTGCTCCCCAGAACTCAGACTTGGTGAGGTCTTTGGGCTTGGGTTGGCAGTCGGGCTTAGCGCAGCGCGTGCGCCGATCCTTCCTGAACGCTTTGCCGACGTTGACGCGGAACACCCAAAAGGTGTAGGAATCGCCACGTTTAATTTCGCAGCCGCACTTGCCGCAGTTAGGTTGATTGATCCGTGCTTTCTTTACTCGTTTGACTCTTGGCATGATTTTGGTTGGTTAAGCTGCTCTTGTGATTGAATAAACCTCCTCACCCGGTTTCCTGAACGAGAGCTGAAACTGGTGAAGCGCAGCGGTGATGTTGACTGCCATAACTGGCTGGACTTGGAACTCTCCGTCCTGTGTGATGTAGATGACTAGGTATCGGTTCATATTTGGTTATCCGTTAAATCGAATTGTGCCTGCTTCCACGAACACATCACTCTTCTCGTTGAGGAGCACAGTTGAGCCGTCAGGGAACTCAATCCTTGCGTGCGTTGTGCCCGCGTCGATCACCTTGCCCTGTAGCTTGCGCCCAGTGCGGATCTCCTTGCAGGTGTGAACCTCACCAATCTTCAAGTTCAAAAATGTTCTCACAATGCCTCGTTCTCCTCTTTTGTCATTGCCACAAAACACTCTACCCAATTACCGCTGCTCTTTTGATTCCAATAAGAATGCAGCCCTATGATATGGCACAAGGCTTCGGCCGCCCGCTTCGCTGCTGGGCGCTTGCCAACAAACATAACCTCCGGCCCGTATGTCACACGCCAACCAGTTGTGTCGGAACGCTCCAACTTTATCCTCAGCGGCAATGTTTTGGGCTTCAGCTCTCGTGCTCTACGCTGCGCGTATTGCAAATCCGATTCCGCAGGATTGAACACGTCCGCACGAATCTCCGCCTCCGTCACTGGCGCGTCTGCGTAGCAACGCTGAAGTTCCTGGAATGCTGCTTGGAGGTTGTCACCTTTCTCACAGCGTCGGTAACCGAGTTCAAACGCTGCCGCTACTGCTTCTGGTATTCTTGGCATATCAATTGTTCCTTCAAATTCGCTGCGAGGGATCGGACCTCGCAGCATTGTTATCTCCACCTGTCCTTAATTGAGCAAGAGGTTCAGCGCCTGCTTGCCAAGTTTGTTGCGTTCCATCACTCCGAGGAACCGGTTTGTTTCGACGCTGCGCACATCGGTCTCCCGATAGTTGCGGAAATGTGTGGCGTATTCCGTCACTGCGTTGAACGCGTCCCAGCGCGTTTTGCCCTCGTTGCCTTCGCCCGTGTTAAACAGCTCGACCAACTTTGTGCGTCGGTTGTCCGCCTTGGTGCCTTCCGAGGGCATGAGCTTCTTGAGGAAGTCCTCAAACTGATCGGCCGTCATGCGTGCCTGCGCAAGCTTAGTGAACTCAACCTTGATCCCATCCACGTCCTGTTGCAGGTCATTCATAAACGTCTTCCAACGCTTGCTGTGGAGTTCTGCGCGGTTTGATGTGTGGGAAACCCACATGTTGGATTTGATCTCACGGCTCACCTGGCCGTTGAGGCAGCGCAAGCGTTCGATGTAAAGCCGACTGCGGCGAGGTGTGGCACCATCCCATCCGTCCGTGCTGTAAATGTAGGCTGCCATCGGATCGCCCAACTTGCGCGCGCCGCACGGAATGTCCATCTTGACATCAAGCTTCACGAACGCAAACGCGCGGCAGCGTTCCTCAAGGAATCCTGCGCGCGTAACTTTGCCCTTGATGAAGTCCGCGAACTCAAACTGCTCCTTGAGGAACTCCCGAGGTTGACTGGGACTGTAACCCTTGCCGACGACGCCGAGCGCCTCTTTGGTGTCGCTGCGGTAAAGCAGCTTCATCCGAGGCATCACGATCGCAGTGTCCGTTCCGCTGACTGTGTCCTCAAGCGGCTCCCAGTCGAGGTTCGCTGCTTTGAGTGTTTCCTCCATCGAGGTCGCTTCCGTTCCGAGTGTTTGTATTATTGAGCTGTGCATACTGTTTGTTCTTTCTGATTTGTTGTTGATGTTTGAAATTAAGCATTGCGTTGGAGGAGCTCGTCCACTGCCGCCTCGCAATAAAAGTCGGGCACGCACAAAACAGCTTTGACGCCCTCCACCGTCGTAACCGAACGCATCGCCTCAAGTGCCGCGTCCCAAGTCGCATCCGAATACATTTGATAGCTGGACGTTTTGTCCTGCAGCATCGACTTCTCTACTTCGAGGACAACAGCCGCCCGTTGCTTGCCGTTTAACTCTGTTCCGACTGTCGTTGTATTTATCATGACCCAACAATGCGCCTGCCTACTCCTCTTTGCAACGATAATTCCTAAAAAGTTTCATTTTGTTAATTGCCCGCAATGTTTGCAGTTCTTTCATCGACCAAGAAAAGGACAGCTGGGCTAGAACTTTCTGAGGGTGACGCGTATTTGCTGCGCGTTTACGCGTGCAAGGAACTGATGTAATGGAATCCCAACAAACTTAACGCGCACGTTGCCTGGCATCACAGCCAAGTCGTAACGCACAACAGGTGGACGCCCAAAGATGCCACACTCATGCAGCGCCGCCACCACATTGTGGCTGAAGTAGGCGATCTCTGTTTTGCGGTCGCGTCGATGGATCAGCATCCACCCAACACTTCCAGCAGCGCGTGCGCAGCGTTCGGATTGGAGCAGTGCGTGCGCAAAGGAATTCTTCCCCACCTTCTTTCTCTTCGGAGCATCAAAAATTTCCTGTGGAGAATGTTTGCTGTAGCCGCGCTTGAGTTCGATGGTCACCAACTTGAGGAGAGGCAGTCCGATGGGATCCACAGCCGCGATGTCCCCCCATGAACCGAACGTGGTTTTTCCAGACTTGGCACGCTGCGTGGCACGTCCACCACTTTGGGAGGATCGCCAGAAAACGTCATCTCGCTTTCCGCCCGTCCACCAGAGAGACAACGTCTTACAAATCTGCCGCTCGAATGAAGCACCTTTAGGCAATCAGAATCCTCCTCGAATTATTGGAACACATCTTCGGATTCTCAGTTTCTCCAAACCAATGCAACCACCAACCGTCAAGGCGGTAGTGGGCACGCCACATTTTCCCTGGATAAACTCCTGAGGGTTGGGAGTGGGAGTAATCGTGAAGCGCATCAAATGTTTCCTGCGTCATCAATGCGTGGCCCGAATCGATCTCAATATCAAAACGACTTGGTTGCTCCCACCATTTTCCCATTGGCTCTGTGATGGGTGGAACAGGATGCAAGTCGGCCACACTACGAACCATCATTGCCTTCTCCACTGCCGTCATCAATGCACTCATACACCCAGTCCTCGTGCCTTGATCAATTCCATAGCTTCCTCCCTGGAGAAACCAGCTGCCGTCAAAGCACTCAATTTGGAGTAGAGCAGTTGAGCAAGAGGCTTCATGGAAGCTTCCATCATTTCTTGATTGTCCAGGAGCGTCTTCATAAGCCGCTCCAAGTTCTGCCTGTCCAGCGGGCCGGTGTTTTCATTCATAAAAGCATTCCTCGCCTGTGCGTTGCTACCGGAACCACTCCAGCAATCGACCTCATGCCCAACGTGCCGCACACCTCGCGCCAGCCTTTGGGATCAATCGAGTCTTCGATCAACTGCGGGCTCGGGCACCCTTCATAGGGCAGCTGGACTAGGCGTCGATTGAGGCGCACTCTTTCCTTTCCTGCCTTCGAGGTGATGATTTGAAACGCTTTGCACTTCGGATCCAACTCACCACGCAAATACTTGAGTGCCGTCTTCTCGCCCACACCACCTACTCCAGGCACTTCATCTCCGTGGCAACCAGCAATCGCTTTCATCACAGCCCACTGCGATGGACGGATTCCATAGGTGCGCATGAAATTGGCTTTGGTGATGCGCTTGCGCGCTTGAGGTGAGTAGATGGCAACGTTCGGGCGCAAACATTGATACAGGTCGTGGTCCGCTGTGATGAGGATGGCTTCCTCATTCTTTGGAAGGTTCTTTGCAATGGAAGCAATCAAGTCGTCACTCTCCATTCCTCGGCAGCAAAAGATGTTCTTGAATCCAATCATCGGCAGATAACGCTGACGCAATTCCGAGATTTGGATTTGCAGTCCTCGGATGGACTTGATTTCGGCCTCGTCTCGGTTGGCTGCGTGGCGCTTTGCTTTGTAGCCTTCAAAGATTTCTTTGCGGAACAAGTGAGGATGCTCAAAGCAAAACGCGATGTGATCGGTTTGGAACTCATCCTTGAAGAATCCAATGGACTTGAGGAAGCCGAACACGACGCCAGTAGGTTTTTCCTTCCACGACAGTCCCTGTGTGGTGTGGAACGCGCGGTGGCAAAGGTAGGACACGTCAATCACCAGCCAAGTTCTCATTTGCGTTTACGCCTTTCGGTTTTATCCAAGCCAAGCTTGGACTTGCCGTTAGGATACTTCACGTCCTTCTTTCCGCAAAGATACAACGCAAGTGAAATGATATGATCTGGCCATCCACGATGCTCCTTGATGGCGAGGAACGCTCGGCTTCCACCGCCATACTCGATCTCCTCCTTCACCAGCATGTCATACGCTGCGTCCAACAGCAGGGGCTTTTGGTAAACGAAGTAGATGTAACGGTGCGCCCAAATTAAGTCCAGCGAAGGCGCAAGCTCTTGCATACGCTTACAACCCATTACCTGCTCCTTAGGACTGCCCGGCCCTGGAATCTCAGCCGCGTCCCTACATAACAGACGCGCCGTGTCCGCAAGTGGCACACCTTTGAGGTGGTTGCCTCGAATGACAGCCATCTCGTTCTGCGTAAACCTCAATCCTTTGCGTGAGATGCGCTTGCGAGGCCGGTAACGAATGACACGATCATCCTCATTGCTTGTGATCTGCTCAATGAGGCGCTGGATAGCTTTGACGCTGCGTCCTACCTTAAGCGCAAGCGCCCTGGGTGACGCGCCGGCCCCACCACTGAAAAACTTATCGAGAACACGATCCCGCTCTTTCTTTTTCCAAGGCGTGTCGGTGTGCTTTTGAGCAATGCTCTCCGATGGTAGGAATCCTACGCGTTTCATTTGACCTCCAAATCGTGTGGGTATGCTGTCGGATCAATGTGCATTATCTCTGCCAAGACAATCACTTTTGGAACGTAACTAGAAGGGCTGTCCGACCCGCCGTTGCTTTCCAGCCCTTGTTCCTTACACCACAGATCGTAATGGTAATCCGACCAGATCGGACTCAAGCCCAACGCCGGCCCGCAGTAGTAAAGGAATTGATGCGCCAGCATAATCTCCTCTGCGGTGTAACCATTGAAGCGTTTCATGGTTGCGGTGGTGCAGGGAATTCCTCCCAGAAAGGCTTGCCCTCATAAAGCCCATCCAGCTTCCACAGTGTGCCATCATTACACACCGCAAGGACAAGATACTTTCCAACCGAGTCAATGGTGGAGACGACCTGAATGGTTTTGCGCTGGCGCTTGCTGCGCGGAGGTGTTGCAGGAAACGGAGGTGGTGCTTTGAAGATTCCCATAACTATTCTGGATTGGTTGCGTCTTTGAATGATGTTGAGAGGAAATGGGCAGGAAGATCTTCGCCAATGATTGTGAGATACATCAACTCGCCTTCGCGCAAACGTTCAATGTCCACAAGTGTCGGTTGCCAAGCCACCACAATCATTGGGTGGCCACTACACGAACCTCCCTCGATGTCGTGAACAAAAACATGGGCTTCCTGCACCTGATCCTCAGACATTCCCGGCGGTGGTCCGAACACGTGGTTCGCTTGTGGAAACTCAACACACTTCACTCGTATCTCCTTTTGCGATGGGACAAGCACTCTGCCTCAATAGCGTGCCACACTTGCGCCACAAGCTTGCGCACTGTGGTTTCCATGCCCTCCTGCTCGATGTGCGCAATAATTGCGTCCCTCGATCCCTCAAAGAGCAGTTCCTTGGCATCGTAAATCTTGCGCTTGGATTCTTGCTCCTCAGCTACGCCTTCCTTCCCTTTCTTCTTCACCTTGCGCCAGTGACTCTCAAGAATAAGGTAGTCAACGCACGATCCCACGTCGTCAATCCCTAAGTCGTAATAGATGGGAATTTCAACTGCCCGATCCTTGCCGATCTTGCCCGTAACGCGATTCTTTTTGATCTCAGCCAAACAGGTAACTCCAATGGTGCGCTTCTTGCCACGCACTGGACGTTTGATCTTTTGTTTGACACTGGTCCAGATCTCGAGGTTGGCGTAGAAGCGCAGCGCCTTACCACCACTGCGCGTTTTCTTCTCGAAACTCATCCCGAGGTTGTCCCGTGTCTGTCCAATTACGATCAAGATGCTGCGAGTCTTTTTCAACCCAGCCAACACGTTGCGCAAGTTCTCGCTGTGGTATTTGGCTTTGCCATCGCCGAACGATCCCTTTGCCTCTCCTGCTTCCTCAGCCGCCCTCTTTTGCTTGGCGAACTTCTTTGCCGCTGCTGATGAACCCAAACTGTCCTGCGAGTCCAGCACGTAGATAAAGGGCTTGCCGGCATTGATTCGATCGGTGATGTGGTAGTAAAAGGATTCGATGGTGTCGCTGAATACAGGCTGTCCCTTTTTGTAGGCGGGCGCCTCCATGCGCTCAGCCACACTCTTTCCAAAGTAATGCTCAATGTCCATCAGCGCACCACCTTCAACGTCGTCGAAAATGAGCGTGTAGTCTCTGAATGCCTTTTTACGGCAAGCTTCTGCAAAGCACGTCAACGTGGTGAACGTTTTGCCGCTCGCGCTGTCTCCAACAAGGTAGTAGTAACCACCTTTCATGAAGGCATAGAACGGCGTGTCTGTGCAGGCAAGATTCAGGAGGGTGCTCCCAGAGCTGAGGGCACCCTCCTTATCCAACCGAGGCTTCTCACGCCTCGCCAACAACACCTCCTTTGGCGTCATTTATTTTTTCTTCTTTTTCTTGGAGGGCTTCTCCTCCTCCCACTCGTCGTCCTCATCCTCGTCGGCGTCTTTTTCTTCTTCCTCCTCGTCATCCTCGTCTTCGTCTTCGTCCGCCTTCTTGGACTTCTTCTTTTTCTTGGAGGGTTTTTCTTCTTCCTCCTCGTCCTCCTCGTCCTTCGACTTCACGCGAGGCTTTTCCTCCTCGTCCTCGTCATCATCCTCGTCGAAGTCCTCGAAGTCGTCCTTCTCGGATTTGGATTTCTTCTTGGACTTCTTGGACTTGGGTTCGTCATCCTCGTCTTCATCCTCGTCGGCATCCTCGTCCTCGTCATCCTCGTCAGCGTCCTTGGACTTTTTGGATTTGGACTTCTTGGACTTGGGTTCGTCATCCTCGTCCTCGTCGTCTTCATCCTCATCTTCCTCGTCGGCGTCATCCTCGTCCTCATCCTTGGACTTGCCGCGCGCAGCCTTGGACTTCTTCTTGGACTTGGGTTCGTCATCCTCGTCGTCGTCATCCTCGTCAGTTTCGAGGAGCGCCTTCTTTGTTTCCTCGTAGGTGGGAATGACCAACAGATCGTCGAGGCACAGTGTCTTCTCCAACACCTCCTCCTCGTCGTAGTCCTCCTTACGCGGCTTGAAGTCGATGGACGCGCAGCGCACAAAGCTGCGACCTGCGTAGGTGTCATCCTCGAAGCCAACCTTCAATGTGAGGCCGCCCTCAGCGTGAAAGAAGTTCTCCCAGCCATCGTCCTCGTCTGCATTGCGCAGCCGCGCGTTGAGGTCACGTCCGAACAAGTGCGCCGAGAAGTCCCAGATCTGGAAACCCTTCTCTGTGTCCTTCCGATTGTTGAGGTTGAACAACTGGCGTTCCTTCGGCGCCAACGCTTTGATTGTTTCCTCGTTGTCATCCTCGTCCTCCTTCGCCAGCTTCGCGCGGTATTCGCAGATGTAACACTTCTTCTTTGCCGTCAGCCGAGGGCAAATCATCCGCTCGTTGTTTGCGCCAACATTTTGATGAATGTGAAACGTGCGTTCCCAATGGAGAGCGCCCTCGTCCGCCCACGGATTACCCTTGCCCGCAGTGAAGGGCAAGATGTCCAGCAACGCAGTGCCTGACTTTGGCTTATACGTCTGCACGCCGTCCGGCAACTTGAGGTAAGGACTCGCCCCCGTTTGTTGTTTGTCCGCCCGCTCCCGAGCCGACGTATAACGCCTCTCGGCACCTCGATCTTTTCTCTTTTTCATTGTTTGTTGTGTTCTTGTTTTTGCCTCTCTGCCCGTTCCTTAGCCTTCAAGTGTCCAGCTGTTGCAAACTTGGCAACCAAGAATGCAAGGATAGGCACGCCGACGAAAGTCGCCAGCAAGAGCAAAATTATGTCGATGGATTGCATCAATCGTCCTCGCGACGGCTGCGCAGCTTTTTGCGCGTCATATCGTTTACCGCGTCGCGCCCACGTTCTGAAACTTTCGGGTTGGAAAAGTAACCCATCCCATGCAACTCAACCAGCAACGTAAGCGCACGCTTCTTGTGTTCCAGTGCCCACACCACAGCTTGGTGCAGATCCGCTGTGTGCTGGGCTTCGCGCACCTCACGCTCTGCTTCCTGATACTGATCCTGTTTGAGGATTGTGGATTTGATGGCGGACTCGGTGACCTTCTCCAGTCCGTATTTGGCTGGATGCTCTCGAATCTGGAAGTCGAGTTCGGCTTTCACCACGTCCAGCTTTGCATTCAACTCTCCAACGTCTCGTTTCGCATCAGCCGATTTGTGAGCGTATGCAAGATAGGCGCTCGGGAGGTTGATGCATTCCTTATCGAGGTTGTGCTCGTCAATTTGAACAACGGATTCTGATTTGTTTCCCATGTCCTATTATCGCGCGCGCAAACTGTAACGCGCTGGTTTTCCATTAGGTCCAGGAACACCCGAATCTGACTTTTTAAGTGGTCGCGTCCCTACCGTGGACAAGCTGTGCAGGTTGGTCATAAGGGAGTGGCGAGTGGTCCGATTTCTGATCGCCTTAGTCTTCCACAAATCATCAACGTCCATCGTCGCGTGCTTGCTGGCGTAGTCAATAATCAGACTGCGCACGTCTCCCCACTTAGCGCGCAAAGGAGGGATCGGTTCTTTCCAACGTGCCGTGTCCCGAAGCTTCGGATTTCCGGCAAGCGCAGGCAGGTCTCTGGGAAGCATCCCATGCAGCTCTGCAGCCGCTTCAGCCTGCCCTACAATCGCCCCTAGGTGCTGTCCTAGCTCCCCAAGCGTCTTCGCTTTGCGCAACGCAGCCAAATGACCACGTAGGGCGCGCAAATACGCGGTGCGCTGCTTCTTTGTTGGTAGGCTCGTGATCACTTTGCCGTCACCACTTCCCGTGCGCGCCATTGAGCCTCGAAATCACCTAGGCGCTCATCCATTTGCTGTTCGGTCTCAGGGAACAAGTGCATGTCATTCGCACAGGACAAGTAAAACCAATTCCACCACCCACGGATACTTGGGTCTGGGTGTTTGTATCCAAGAATCTCCGCAGCGTGCATTAAGTGCAACGTGAAGTGGTGTGGAATTTCATCTGTGTAGCGAAAGTAATCTTCACCTTTGCTTTTCATTCCATCAAACCACTCCACGTCAGCTGTGTCATCGAGATCGCTTGTTTGGATGGAAGGTCCAGTAAAAGAACCACCTCCCCGATCGTAGGGAGTAAGTAGCGCACAGCGATTGAATGCGCTAATAAGAAAACATCGACGCAGCCAACGCACCAACACTTTGACTGGATGATCCTTTCGGATTCCATCTGGGCCACGCACGCACGCAATCAAAACGCTCTGTTGCATGAACGTTAATTCATGCACCCAGTCTTGAAGCACTGATCGCCGTTGGTCAATTGGTGTAATTGGATTCTTCATAGTTCAACCTTTGATATTCAGATAGTCTCGAGCAATAACCTGCGACCACTTCTCCATGTCCTTGAAATCCTTGCCTAGCTCTTCCCTCGTTGCCCAATGCGCCAAGTGTAGGTCGCGCTCTGGGGAAGTGAAGTTGGTGTAGGTGGTGGTGGCACGATAGAACATGCAGAGATGCACGTCCTCAACTGGACCGCCGGTAGTAATCAACACACCATCCAACTCAAGGGACTTCAACGGAACACCAAGCTCTTGCGTGACTTCCAACAACGCCGTATAGAAAATCGTATGCCCTTCTTCCACGTGCCCACCAGCACCAATGTATTTCTTACCGGCAAGGCGTGTCTCTCCTTGCCCCTGCATCCGAGTCATTGCGACATACCGAGTGTCTGGCACAGGCGTAGTCACCAGCACGTAAGGAATTGGCTGCCTCCACGTTGGATCAGTTTCAAGTTCCTGACGCTCGCGATATTCATGCCGACGCTTTATCACCTCAACCACCGCACGCAGAACGTTTCCATCCGTGACCAGTTCATCGGTCGGTAGGTGGGTGAGGTAACTAGCCGCAACTGCCATGATTTTGCCCATAATTATTTCGAGTGAATTGCCTCCCAGCAAGCTGCGGCCAGGCCGGCGTGTTTACTGTCGTAGAAATTCCTTCCAAAAATATCAATGACCTTGAACGCACGCACACCAAACGCGTGATTGGGAGCGTTACCTTCTTTTCCTACCATGCACGCTCTGGCATACCCGAGAACACAATACCGGATCCCTTCCGCGTCTTCATCCTTTACTGCCCTCAGGATGCGTGCTGCATCAGACCACGCTGGATTGTGTGCCATCATTAGACGCGCGAGGTCAAAGGCAGCGTCCTTTGTAAACGTAGTGACTTGAATCGCCTTCAGTTGCTCCGCTTCCGTTGGGAGCGAACCTACCGCATCCAAAATCACAAGCGCCTTGCGTCCTGATCCGTCCGCAGCATCCGCAATCGCTTCGACCACATCATCCGTCACGGACAGCTTTTCCTTGTCAACGACACGCTTGAGCACACGAGTTAGCGCAGCCTCATTCAGCGATTTCAATTTGATCTCTGTTGAGCGCGTGTGGATTGTTTTGATCAGCTTTTGCGGATCAGTAGTCGCCAACATGAAGTAAACATGGTCGGGCGTGTCCTCGATCATCTTAAGCAAGGAATTCTGTGCGTCACCAGTCAACTTGTGCGCCTCGTCGATCAACCAAATGCGCGCCTTCCCCAACATCGGCACCAGTCCCAAATGCTTTTTGATCTCCCGAACCTTATCAATGCCGCGATCGTCCGCCGCATTGATCTCAAAGAAATCCTGGTCGCTGCATTCCAAAACCTCTTTCAGGATGCGGGCGATTGTTGTCTTGCCGCATCCAGACGGGCCGCTCAACAAAATGGTGTGCGGGATCGTCTCACGATGGATGAACGTTTGCAGTGAACTCACCGCATCGTCCTGACCCACCAGACCTTTCAACGTCTTGGGCCGATAGCGTTTGTAGTATTCTTTGCTCATGTCAGTTGCGTCCTAGTATCTCCCTCAAAAACAATTCTGCGTCGGTTGTAAACTTATCGGGCTTGTCAGGATGGTAAAAGCGACCTTGCTTGAATTTGACCTCGCGCTTCTGGAACCAATTCCCACCAACCGGCGCAAGTTCATACTCCACCTCGAGCGGCACAATCAACCACGGATACGCTTTGCGCAATTCCACCGTGACGGTGTGCTCCACAATCTCGAGGTAATTTTTCAGTTCCTTCTGATGCACGTCCCCAATCAAGCTGTCGTGAATCTGCCCTACAATCATGCTGCGCATCTTATACTTCCGCAGCAAGCGGTTGACTCGGATCAGTGTCCACAACAGGCAATGGAAAGCCGAACCCTGCACTGGGTAGTTGGTAACCGCATTGCGTCCGAATGAACCGAACACACGAAACCCAGTAAGAAGGTCAAAGTAGCCTTTATCCAAGTAGGCGTGATACCAATCGCGCCTCCACTTGCCGTATTCCATGAAACGGACATTCCAAAAGTCGTTTTCAACTTCTTGAATGTGCTTCTCAAATGTGTGCTTGCGTGGCTTTTCGTCTGGGTCGCAGGCGCCCAGTTCTTTGATCCCTTGCGTGGACTTGAGCCATCCTTTGAGGGACATGCCTCCCGGTGCGGTCAGCTTGCCCTTATCTATCCACTCCCACAGTGCCTTGGCGCAGGCAACGTAGTAGTCGCCATAAAACTGAGGGAACACAAATTTGTTCTTTGCGCCATAGCGCGCGTCCTTACTCACATCGTGCGGCTCGAGGCAATAAATCTGCGCCGCCATATCTCGATGCATGTCCTTACCTGGCGTGGTGATATAGGAAATGAAGTTCCTATCGTGGTGGTAGCACGCGCTCACACCGACCTCGATACCTTTGAAATCATTCTCCACCAGCAAGTGACCTTTGCTTGCGATAAACAAACTGCGGATGATTTCAGCGATCTCCTTATCGCGCACTGGAAAGTTTTGGAAGTTTGGGCTGTTGCTGCTGGAGCGGTAGGTCTTGACCGTGTGCAGATTAAAGAAGGGATGCAGTCTTCCATCCACAGTCTCACGCTCAATCCCAGTAAGGAATGTCCCTAGCGCCTTGTCATACTTCTGAAACCGAATCAACTTGGGAATGAAAGGATGGTCGATCTTTTGCAGCGCCTCTTCATCCGTCGAAGGCTTCCCGGACTCTGTTTCATCCGTCACTGCATAGTCCAGCTCTGTATGGAAGATGGCCGAGATTTGATCCCGCGCAGTCAAGCTGGCTTTAGGGCCAAAACGCCGACGCCACAGTTTCCAAATCCTGTCTTCCTCAATCTCCTGACGCACCTTGCGCAGCTTGTCCTGAATGTCGCTCTTGGTGCGCTGCAAACGCGGCACGTCAATCCTGATCCCATTGCGCTCGATCCGGGAAAGCTCAATCAGTCCGTTGTGAAGCAGCGCGTAACCCTCCTGCCTAATCGCATCAATCTTCAAAGCCCATCTCCTTTCTTTGCACCATCGCGAGTCGGTATTCCAGGATGGCATCCATACCGCCATACAGGAGCAAGTCTTTGAGGTTCGCCTCGCGGATTCGATTGTAGTGCGTCGATTCGTCAGACTTGAGATAAGATTCAACGTGCGCGTCGTAAATTGGAACGCCCAGCTTTACCAACGCCTGGAACTTGAGCGAACAAATGCCTTCCCTATTGTCCAAGCAATGGGAAGCCAACATCGTGTCCCATCCCCAGCGCCGGACGCCGTGGTTGAACATACGCAGCGTCCACCGCTCTTCCATCTTGAGGTTGGAGGCGATCTTTCTGGTGCGTTTGGAACTCAGGAACTTTCCCGTCGCTGCAATAGCTTTTCCCCACCACGGATAGGACACAGTGCGCTTGCCGTTGCTGACTGCGCAGCTAAAAATCTTCGCTTCCGGCCAGTCCGCTTTAAGGCAGTTGCATTCGTAATCCACTGCGGCGAAGCCACCAGCAGCATCAATCTCTTCCAACGCCTCAACCACCGCGTCCTCTTCGAACAGCAATTCAATTTTGCTTTCCCAATTCGGTTGCTTCGGTGGCGACTCTTCAATGTCAAAAGCCATTTCGAGATGGTCGGCGAACAGCCGGTCCATCAATTTGTTTTTCATCCGCAACAGGTAGGAAGGATGATACGTCGGGACAACCCAATGTTTCTCAAGTGGGATTTTCCAACCGACCCATCGGCCCATCTCTCCTATATCTGTTTTCCAATATGGACCGATCACACTGACCAACGCCGACCGGCCCAGCGTAATGATCACGCGCGGTTCGTAAGTCTCGATTGCTTGCAACAGGTTTGGCCGGCAGTAACCGATCTGCTTCGCGTCTGGCGTTGCATTGTTGGGAGGACGACAGATGAGTGCGTTTGTTACCCAACACTCTTTGTCCAACTTCACCCCCAGACTGCCCAGCGTGTCGCGTAGGTATTTGCCAGCAAGTCCAACAAATGGACGCCCTTCCTGATCCTCTGTGGCTCCGGGAGCCTCTCCAACCACCATGACCCTCGCCGTTCCTCGTCCAGCCACCACCATCTTAGGACTGCGACAGGTCTTGAAGAGGCCACAGGAACCACACTTGGGCAGGAATCCCTCTGGCTTTTGACTATGGACTGCGCTTGATGCAAAGAATCCAGTCACTCGTTGTTACCCTGTTTCTTCTTCTTGGATTTCTTCTCAGGCTGCTCTTCCTCCTCGTCCTCGTCGCCGTCCTCTTCCACTTCCTTCGCTGCGCTGAGGACAGTGGTGTAGGTCCAGTGACCACCCTTAGCCGAGAGCTTGTCGTTTTGAATCACGGCCTCGGAGTAGTTCTCCGAAATGTGCTGGAGCAATTCCGGCGAGATCAGGAAGGTCATAGGCGGCCCTTCGTAGGCAACCTTACTCACCTCTTTATACCATCCGAAAACGCCCTCGCCCTTGATCAGCATCCGCCCGTCCACCAAGTTGACTTGGACTTGCGTCTGCCCCGACGCATCCGCCGCAAACACTGCCGCGCGATCGCTTGCCTTCACTGCCCCTTTCGGCAGGACAATCTTGTGCCCTTTGACCTTCAGCAAATGATCCAACTCTGGATAGCTCTCAGCATAGCGCCGGCAGGAATAAATCAACCCATCGGCGTTCTTGAAGTGAATCCAGGACTTGGTCAGGGACATCTTGTTCATCCCCAGCGAGGTAATGTCCTTCAGCGCAGTGCCGCGCACCAACACCGAGTCCTCCAATCCAATGTCCACCTTGCAACGCAAGATTTGGAAGTTGTCGCACGCTTCCACGTAGTCCGGATGGAGGTGAATGCAGCACAGCAAGAACTTGCTTTCGTCACCGCTCACGCAAAGGCTCACCAGCCCTACGGCTTCCGTGAAGTCTGCGGGCAGCTTTTTCCACTTCTCAGGCTGCTCAACGCGATCAATCGGAAGGAAAATTTCTGCGTCCTTCGTGATCCCAAACCCTTTCTTCTTACCGCGGAACTCCAACTCGCCCCTGTCGTTCTCGCGCACCTTGAGGAATGGATCGTCCAACTTCTGCAAGATGTCCAGCAGCGCAGTTGCCTGCACAGCACCAGTGATGGTTACTCCGATCTCCTTTCGACAAGCCACCTCGTCGTTGAAGGTCATCACGTTTCCATCCTGGAAGACAAAACAGGAGGACTGCTCGATGAACTCCCTGGGTGATAACCCAGAGCGAACGGCCAACAGATCATTTAGGAAGTCTTCTCTTTTTATGTTCATTGGTTTTGGTCTTTTCGGAAGCTGCTTTCTTTGCCGGCTTTTCCCGATGCTTCTTTAAGAATCGAAAGAGTGATTCAATTTGCTCATCCGTAAGCTTGTTTTTGCGCTTGAGGTATTTCCTCAGTCGATCGCCAGACCAACCCACCCAATGCGGAAAGATGTGCATTTGATGGAACGTTGGCATGACATGGGACTTGCGCTGCGGGATCAGGAATTCGGGTGACGTTGTGCCTCCTCCGCCTGAAAAATAAACTCTCATAGAATCTCAAAGGACTTCCTGATCCAAGTTCTCTGCGCGTCTCCAACTCCATCCCGAATCGCCAACGGCCACGGCCACTTGGGCCGGCTCTCTTCAAGGTCTTTGAGGTAATGGAGATTCACCAGTGAACGCGCACGGAAGTTGGTGCTGACTCCATACGGCTCCTCTTCCGTCGAATTCAACTCAACACCCAGATGTCCCAACCACCGGTCCGTGTCCTCTTTAATCGAAAGCTTGGCGTTGTCATAATGCTTGTCCTTGCACTGCCTGGGATGCCGACCTTTTGTAGTCCACGCAAAACGATTCATCCGCTTTGTCACCTTACGCGAAACGTTGACCTGCATGGGAGGCACATCGTATCGGAAGCCAGTTCTCTTGTCCCACCTGGGCACGAGAATCCAGCCGTAGGATGCAAGTTTGATCCACGTTGCCGAGTCCACCGACCACCACGGCCAGCGGCACATCAGCTTCCAAGAGGTCATCGCAAAGCCGTGTGTCTTAATGACGGGCAAGAATCCATTGGACTCTGGACAGAGCTTTGTGAACAACGTGTCTGCCCAACGCATGTAAACGCCCACGCCGATTGAATGACCTAAGCCACCGATCCCAATCAGATCGTAACGCCCAGCCTCAAGGTAACGATCCACATACTTCAAGTTCGTCCCTGCATGAATCACAGGAATGGGTTGGACACCGTGCTCTTCCTCAAAGAATCGCTGCACCTCCCAAGTCAGGTCTGGATTCTGAATTACGTCCACCGTGGTGATCAGGACACCAGTGCCTTCCAGCTTCTTTACAAACACTGCAAACTTGTCGCAGTAGGCTCGGAACGCAGAACCTTTGGACAAGTCGAAGAACGAGTAATCCCCTTTGCCTCGAGGGATCGCCGCAGGTTCAAGACTGCGTCCGTGCTTCCCGATCTTCTCCTTGTGCCCTACATGGAGGTTGAACAACGAGTAAGCGCCCGAGTCAACAAACATGGACTGGCAGGACAGATCGCCGTCCTCGATCTCTGTCCAAGAACGGCTGTCTCGGATCATCCGTCGGTTAATCTCCTTCAGCGATTCACTCATTGCTGTAGGTGCTCCTTTGCTTGCGCAACCACGCACCCGTGCTTGTGTCGAACTTGAGGAGGTGTCTTGCCAGTGTCATTGCAGTGGACACAATACCACTCAACCGAAAGGATTGTGTCCAACATAGACATCCCTCTGCGTGCTGGACGCTCCTTGATAGCAAGGTCAACCATCTCACTTAAAAGCTGCTTGGTGCTTTTACTCATTGTTGGACTTTGCCAATTCGATCAGCTTGTAGAATTCAGCACGCACCTCTGCCTTCAAAAACGTGCCGCGCAACTGGGAGGTGACCATTACCGCTTTTTGTTTCTGCACGCCTCGGCACGCCATGCATTGGTGCTTTGCCTGAATCACAACACCAACACCGGCCGGCTTGAGATGCTTCGACATTGCGTCCGCAATCTCCACTGTCATCTTTTCCTGAATCTGCAACCGCCGCGCAAAGCAATCCACCAAACGCGCCATCTTGGACAGTCCCACCACACGTGACTTCCTCTTCGATGGCAGATAGGCAATGTGCGCGTAGCCAACAAACGGAAGCAGATGGTGCTCGCATACAGAACTGAATTCGATCCACGAGCAGTTAATCATTTGATCGTAACGGCCCGCAGCGAAATCACGCTCCAGTATTTCCTCTGGACGCTGGCAGTAGCCTAGCGTCATCTCGTCCCATGCACGCACCACCCTGTCGGGCGTGTCCTGGAGGCCGTCCCTGTCAACGTCCTCACCGACATAGCTGAGCAAGGTGCGAATCGCCTCTCGCGCCATCACTTCTGTTGCCTGTTCCTTCATTCAATAGCCTTTTGCTGGATCGCCTCCCAATGGGACTGGCGTCCTGCTCCTACTATCTGCGAGGTCCACGGCATACAACTTGTGAAGCTGCCATCCAGCGCGCAGTGGCTGCCCTCGATAGCACTGCACCACAGCCTCGGAGATCGCGTTCAGCACTGCCGGATTCTTCCGCTGACTCCACTCTGGGTGCAACCAAACCGAATTGGGAATCGGATCAGTCCCGAACGCCTCCTCCAACGCCTTCAGGTAGAAATCAATGTCTGCTGGCGTTTCGATGATCAGCTTGAACTCATCTGCCTGCTGGATGTTCTCAACCAATGGCATTTTCCACTTCTTGGGTGAGAGGGTTATGAAATCGAAATGACCCTTCATCGGAAACGATCCACTCGTCTCCAAATGAACCTGCATGAAAGAGGTGCGCAGTTCGTGCGTCAATTCTGTGAGGTCATGAACAGTCGGCTCGCCTCCAGTAATGACAACAAAATCAACGATGGGATCCGCGCACGCCTCGACACGAATCTCCTCTGCCGACATGCGCTTGATGTCCTTGGGCACATGGTCTGGATGCCAAGTGCCTGCGCTGTCGCACCAAGGGCATTGCACTGGGCAGCCGAATGTCCTCAGGAAATAGGCTGGGCGTCCCATGTGGGTGCCCTCACCTTGGAACGTCCTGAATCGCTCGTGTATTGGATACAACTTCATGGTTGGTAAATGCAAGACGAGGTGCAAGTTTCGTCAATCTCGATGGCAACGAGGCTGGGCAAGCTGTCCTTGAGTCGCTCGTAAATCCAACGCGCTAATTCCTCGCTGGTTGGATTCTCAAGGCCAGTGGTCTCGTTGAGATAGTGGTGATCCAACCTCTCCTCAACAAACGACTTCACCTCCTTGGAGATGGTGCCGAAGTCCATCAGCATTCCCTGCTTCGGCCCATAGAAGATAAGCTTCTCACCCTGCACCACAACGCGCATCACCCACGAGTGTCCGTGCAATCGTTGGCACTTTCCATCATGGTGAGGCAGCTTGTGGGCTGCCTCGAATTTGAATTCCTTTTTGAGTGTAAACATTTTCGTTCTCGAAAGGGTGCCGGCATCTGCGTCCGGCACCCTCCTTGAACGTATTATCTGCGCACTGCGTTACGCGCTCTTGATTTTCTTCAACGCGCTGGGAGTGAGTTTGTATTGGATCAGCGTCTGCGCCTCCACCAGCCCGTCTCGACGTGCCCGACGCAAGCGGATGCGTGCCTGCTTGAGCGTGACGCCAGCAGCCTTCGCAATCTCCTCGTCGGATTGGAACTCCTCGGTGAGCTTGCTGTTGACCTGGTAGCGGTTGGTGCCCTTCGCGCAGCCGAAAGCGTCGCGTTCAGTTTCTTCCTTCGGCGCTTTGACTTTCTTTTCCTTCTTGGGCTTCTTCTCTTTCTTCGCGGGCTTGTCCTTCTTCTCCTTCTTGCCGCCCTTCTCTTCCTTGGGCGCTTTGTCCTTCTTGGGCTTGCCGTTCTTCTCAGCCTTCGCGCCGTCTTCGCCGCCCTCGTCCACCAACAGTTCGATCTCGTCGCCTTCGTCGATGGAAGACAGATTGTTGTAATCCTTGATGAACTTGTCGCCCACCTTGTCCGCTTCCACCTTGGTCGGCACCATGCGCAGTTTGCTGATGAGCTTTTCGTCATCCCACTCCGACGCCTTTTCCTGCCCGAGGCTCAGCATTAGTGCCACCGCCTGTGTCCGTTTGATCTTCATATCTGACTCTGTTCTTTCTTTTGTTGTGTTGCGTGTTTGCAACTTGGTTCATCAGCATTATCTGACGACGAGCATCGTATGCACACCTTTTGTGGAATTATTTTCAGAACGTGGAAAGGAGGCAGGGACAAGCGATTCCCAAGTTCCCTGCTGTCCACACGTTGTCTGTGTCTGCCCACTCGCCATCTCGAAGGAATACCCAGTTCAGACGGTAAATACCCATCTTCTTTTCGTCCGACGTTTGATTGATCCCGCACATGCCAGTCACGTGCGCGTTCTTGCGCTTGTCCTCAGAAAAGTCCTTCTTGCGTATCATCCTCGAATCGTAAGCCGTCGCCGCTGCCTGGGTAGCGGTAACGACCAAGCAGTGGTTGTCCAAAGAAACCCGACGCATGATCTTCCACGATTCGTTCACCTGGTGTCGGTATTCCATGGACTTGGTGGACGCTTCCGGCGCCAGCAAATCTATGTAATCCACCACCACCACATCAGCCACCCAACCATCTCTTGCAAACTCTGCAACGTCCCGTTCGATGTCACTTGCAGAAATTACTGACGCACCAACGCAGCGCACCTTGACTGGAAGTTCCTTGGACGCTGTGGCCTGCCTCAGCTTCTCCGCTACTGCCGCCACGTCTTTCCTTGAAAGTCCAATCCGGCGTTTGTTCCTAAACTTGACCCGGCCCTCTCCATCCCTCACAAGCAGGCGTCTGGGGAACCGAATGATCTTCGTCTTGAATGGACGCCTTGTTGCGCGCATGTAAAGCCGACGGAACGCCTGATCCTCGCTCATGTCACCCAAAACGTAGTAAAGCACCTTCTTCCGTTGCCGTATGCCCTGATACACAGTTTCGAGCAGCCAAAAACTTTTGCCACGTTTCTCTGGCGCAGCAAACGCAATGAACCCATCACGCTCAAAGTGTGGGGAAAGGAACTCGTCGAGGGCGCCAGGGAATTGGATCAGTGTCCTGTCCTGGTCATAATAATGAAACGTCTTCCGAATACTCTCCTTGGAAAACGGATCGCTCCAGTCGGAGGAGGAAAAGCTCACGGATTTGAAATCTGTGAGGTAGCTCTTGGCTTCCTCCGCGTCCTCATTGTCCAACGCTTGCTGCATTCCTTCTGCCGTGCGCGTCAACCGAACGCGCTCAAAGTAGGCTGAGGAAAGGTCGATGAGGTATTTCTCATTCATCTCTTCTGCCACTGCCTCATGGTCTTTGCTGAGCCTGGACAGGAACGCCTCGATTACTTCTGCAACGTCCGGATCTTTTATTTTGTCCGCGTGTTTGTGATACAGGTTGGTAATGTGTTTGCGTGGTGCTTTGTGGTAGCGACCGAAGTAGGCAAAACACCAATGCGCTATAAGGTTCGACCACTTGTTCTCAAAGGGACGTTTCTCACCAGCCATCCTCCCGTGGACGGCAGCAAGCACGCCATCGTTAACAATTAACGCAACAAGGATGGCGCGTTCCTCATTGGACTTTACAGGGACGGACTTCATCGAAGTCCCATCGCTTTGAGCCGTTCAGGCGTGACTCTGGTTATCACGTCGTCGGGATCGTGTTTTCCATTCTTCCTGGGAGATTGCTGTCTCTTCATTGCGTCTTCAATCCGCACAAACTTCCCAAAGAAACTCTTGAACGTGTAACACTTAGGAACAAATTGGTCATCATTCCAATGGAGAAAATACCACTGCATCACTTTTTTAATTTGGTTTGGTTCAATCTGTTCAAAACATCCCTGACAGGTTCTCGCCCAATTTTTGATTGTCCTGGGAGACCATCCTGTTCTGGTAGAACCAGGCTGTCCAACGTAGAATCTGTTTTTGATGGAAAACTTGGCATACGCCTGGGCGAATCTCATTGCTCTGGTGATCACTGCATCCTGATCAAAGCCAAAAGAATCGTTATGTTTGACGCCGGCCTCGGGCCGCGCGTCCACTGTATTCTTACTTGTCTTATCTAGTATGTCAGATCGCATCACACTTTTATGTGATAGCCTCTCACACTTTTGTGTGATAGCTCTCACACTTTTGTGTGATAGCTGGGGTTCTTGGAAAGTAGTCCTCAAAGAGCGTCGGTTTCCAGGCAAACGCACCACTTTTACCAAACCCAGTTTTTCAAACTTTAGTATGGAACATGACACCCAGTTTCTGGATTTCCCCCACCACACGGACAACCATCGGTTAGATGCTGTGCATCCTTTCTTTCGTTTGCACAGTGCGTTGATTTTTGAGAGCAACATCATCTCTTCGGCATTCAACACACGAGGCTGGTTCCGGCTGCCATCTGAGTTGGTGTCATCATAAAGTATTTTCACTTCCAATGGAATGAACCATCCACGGGGCTGCTCTTCGTGAAGCTCCAACGCCTCTGCTTTGTGGTCTGCGTATCTCATAATCCAAAAAGAAACCGCCGTCCCTGGGAGGTCGAAATGGCGTAGGACGTGCCACTCCCAAAGACGGCGATCAAAGTCTTCATCCCTACTTGGCTTTCGACAGCCGCTTTCATTGCATTTCCATTATCTCCTACACCGCTTTATTTCCGCCCTCAGCCTGACCTAGGCAACGTTTTGACGCCGATTGCGCACGTATGCACGCTCCCGCCTGCTGTCCTAAACGCGTCCTAGAGCCCAGCAAGGCGGCGCAGCGCAGCAATCTCTTTTGGCTTTGCCTCACCTGGATCTTTGGCATCGAGGATTACGTTCTCAGTCCTGCCAGGAAACACAGCAAGCTCTCCTGCCAGCTTGCGCGCCTCACGCTGTGCCTCCTTTGAGGAGTCAAAGCACACAAAGCGAAACGGAATGCCAGACAACAAACGAACCTGCGCCGGCGTGTAGGACGTTCCAAAGACGCCTACCGAACCAGGCCCCACCTTCCACACGTCCAGCGGACCTTCACAAATTACCACTGACTGCGCGCAGTAGTCCAGTCCATACAGGATGCGCTTGTGGTTCACAGCCTCCTCCTCAGCGCCGGCTGAAATGTAACGCTGCGCAACATCTGATCCCACTGCGCGCGTAGTCCAACTCACACGCCTGTTTTGGTAGTAGATCGGAATGTAAATGCGCCATCCAAGTCTGCCTGCAATCCCGATGCCTTCGATCTCCCACATGCCTTGCACTTGCTCCGGCTTGTAACCACGTCCGCACAAGTATTCTTTGTGGATGCGTTTCAACGGCCCACGCCCTTTTGGTTCAATCAACTTTCCACGGACAGCTTCTCTGGGCGCCACGTGCTCGTGTTCCAGTCCCTTCCAGAACTGCCCAAGGATGGCTTTGGAAGCGCCGAGCCTTTGCAGCGTAACGTAGGCAGGATGGAACCCACAGCGCCAGCAATTCGTATATCTCGATCCCAACCGATAGCCGAGATGGTAATTTGTGGAAGAGCAGAACACACAGTCACGAAGCTGTATCCATCCAGGTCGGCAATGGGAACTGCCACTCTCCAAATACGCCACCTTCAACTCATCGAGTAAATCCCGAAACGTCATACGTGCTTCCAAGTGTGGTAGCTTACAATGGAGGTCACACCACTCCTGCGAAGTCCAAATCGTTTTGCGATACTTAAATGGATTTCTTGATTGGCGGCCCTGGCACGAATCTGCCGCACAAGACCGGCCGTGAGATTCGTTTTAGAATGAAACTCACCTCTTCGTTTGATATAACTTTCAGGGTTCGGTTTTTTCCAAACAGTGCCGTTTCGGATAGCATCTTCATGGTTTTCCACCATGGTTCCCCACCTCAAATTTTCTAGTTTGTTGTTGAGACCATCATCATCCCAATGACAACAACATTTTCTTTTCGGACGCAGACCTACAAATTCTTCAAGGACAAGACGGTGAACAAAAACCAGTCTGTGTTTCCCTGCGTTTCGATTGTGAAGACACACTCGATTGTAAAAGCGCCCGCTTTTTGTGACTGTAGTTTTGCCCTTCAGTCTTTTCCAGCGTTGCTGGTGTTTTCTATCAAAGCGAAAAGACCAGACACTACCATCGTCCCCGACTCGATAGTGTGGAAAACCGCGAATGATTTTATATCGGACTGTCACCGCAGCTTAGGGCGTTGTCCTTTGCTCTCGGCGTAAATTTTCATGAACTTGAAAATCATTTCTCTCATCGACTTGCCGTTCAACGCACAAGCTGCCTTGTAGGCTTTTTTCAGTTCGGGTGGAACGTTCTCGAGGAACATCGCGCCTCGATATTCGGAAGGATCCCGCATAAGCCCTTCGCCTTTAATTTTTGCTGGCATGAGTTATTCCTTTCAACAGTTCCTCAAAGATATCTAAGTCCGACACGTCTGCATCGCCGTCCAGAATCGCTCTTAGTATCTTACGCTTGCGTTTCAAGATACGCACCTGCCCTTCCTCGATGGTGCCTTTCGCGAACAAGTAGTAAACCATGACACGGCGCTTTTGCCCGATGCGATGCAGCCGATCCTCACCCTGCGCCAGCAATCCTGGAGTCCAGGGAAAGTCCAGAGACACCACGTAGGCAGCGGCTGTGAGCGTGATGCCGATCCCAGCTGCCTTCCAATTGCCAAACATCAAGTCCTTGCGCTTGTTAGATTGGAACTGGCGGACTGTCTCGTGCCGCATCTTTCCTTTCACCCGCCCGTCGATCACAAGCGCACGCGAGCCAAACTTTTCCTTGAGTCTGTCGATCACCTTTCGGTGCATGGTAAAGCACACCAGCTTCTCGCCTGGGTGCGTGACGAGGAAGTTCTCGATCCATGCAATCGTCTGTTCCAATTTCAGCTTGGCGCACAGGCGCAGGAGGTAGCCGACCTTGGCAAGTGACTCCATCTTCTTGGCACGGTTCGCACGCGCTGCGCTCTGCTCCTTCAGCCATTCCAGGAAGTGCTTCTCAGCGTAGGCATACTCCTGTTCTGCCTTCCGACTCAACTTGAGCGGAACAGCCTGGCGAATCTTGTCCGGCAGTTCCTTGAGCACGTCCTTCTTCAACCGACGGATCATGCATTCCTTTTGAAGGATTCCATGCAGCTCTGCCTTGTTGGTCGCACCGGTATATTTCCAACCCCAGTGCGTGTAGCGAGGCTGGCAGTAGCGCCAAGCAAACTCGGAGAAGGATGGGAACAGATCTGGACGGATCGCCTTCAGTGTGGGCCACAATTCCACAGGACGGTTGACAAGTGGCGTCCCGCTGAGCCCGACCACTGAATCGACGCCCTTCACCAACTTGAGGACAGCTCTCGTTCGATCGGTTGATCTGTTCTGAATGTAATGGACTTCATCAAGGACAACACAACGTGGCTTCCAACGCCTCAGGATTTTCAACCACGATGTAAGAATGTCGTAATTGAGGATGATGATGTCGCATGGTGGGCGCCTGTGCTTGCCCTTGGCGCGTCCTTCCAGGACTTCCGTCCGCATGTTGAAATGCAGCGCAGCTTCAGCCTGCCAGGTGTATTTAACGGAAGCAGGAACAACGATGACGACGGGCCGGCGTTTTGGAATGCGTCGAATCCAGTCCAAGGCTTGGATCGTTTTGCCAAGCCCTTGTTCATCAGCCAGCAGAGCCCTTCCTCGGAAATTGTAGATCGCCCTGACGCCTTCGATCTGGAAGGGCTTGAGTTCAGTCATTACGCCCACACCTCTTGAAAGCAGAGGCGGATTTCTGCGGTGGCTTGATTGAAATCCTCACGACGCTTCCCACGCGCAAGCAAGTAGTCTCGGACGCTTGCCAGCAACTGTTTGGGAGTCATGACCTCCTGCATCAGCTCTGCGGGCGTCTCCAGTAGCAGCGCAATGATTTCCTGCGCGTCGTCGGACAGACCTTCCACAGCTTCGAGGCAAGGACTGTGCATCGGCGGCGCTGGGATCCCAACCACCTCCTCGTTTAGTTCCATCATAGGGCGCGCCAGCGTCCTGTCGCGCACCAAGCTGCGCAAACGCCAGTGCGCGATGTTGTGGACTTGCGTGGAAAACTTGGTGCCCTTTGTGGGATCGAACCTCCAGTTCAACGTCTTCACGAATGCGTAATGACACTCGCTGAGGCACTCGTCGAAAGGAACGTGGTAGGTCTTGTGCGTATGCCACGCCAGTTTGTAAAGCAGTTTCACCGTTTCGGTGTATGCCTGCTCTGCATCAATTTTGAGTTCTCGTTTCACTTTGCGGATGGTTTTTGCTGCCATTGTCTTTGTTGTTTCCATTGTGTTACTTGAGCTGCGCAGCTTGTGCGCTGTTGCCCACTTGTCCAAGTTTAATTTTGGAGCCTTCCTTCTTGCCGTGTGCATACGCACCACCGTCGATCCCAACCTCACGGTGCTTCGCCTCTTTGACACCTTCCATCTCTTTAGCAATCAACGCAACCTTGGTCCGCACAACCAACGCAAAACACTGCGCCTCCTTCGGGTTAAGCTTTTCCTCCTCGCGTTTGTTTGCGGCTGCTATTCCTCGATGAAGTCCGGCGTAAATGCCACGCTTGCAAGCTGCGGTCATCTCCACGATCCCAGCCTTGCGTGCTTTGTAGTAGGTGGAGTAGAACACGTCCTCGAGCCAAGGAAACAGTTCCTTGCAAATGAGGACGTCGGTGGCGTCTCCAACAAAACAAAAGCGCGAGCGCCCGAAAAATATAACGCGCACGCCGAACACGTCCTGGAGCGTCCACCAAATGTATTTGTGATACAGCTGGAATTTCTGTGAACGAATCTTCACGTCCTCTTTCACAATCTCCACACCGTAGGTTTTCTTTTCGTTCGGGTCGGCAAGTGACACCATCGCAATGTCGATTTGGTGTTTCATTGCAAGCTCCTTGGCACGGGCCATCGCAGCCTCAGCCTCGTGCGGCGTCGCTGCGTTGTTGTTTGCAAGTCGGAGAATCTTTGCAAGTTTCTCGAGGATTTCTTCGTTCGGTAAGTTGTGCATGGTGTTGGTGCTGTTAAGTGTTTGTTGGATTACAGAAATTTAATTTGGACCGGTGTCGTTCCGTCGTTGACCTCGAACCACGCAACATTGTTGCGGAACTGAAATTCGTAGTCGTCGTCCTCCTCGTCCTCAAACACAATGACCACTGCCGGAGGATAGCTGAGGATTTCAATTACTGTGCCGAGGCGCACTGCGCCATCCTGCCACGTTACGTTTGCTTGCTGTCCTTCTACTACTTGTTTTGCTTTCATGCCAAGACGATACACGCACGCACTCTTGCTTGCAACCGTAATCCCTAAAAAGTTTCTTTTATTTATTTCGTCGGATTTGCCGCTTGCTGCGAGACATACTTGCTGCGTCCGCACAGGATTTGCAGCATTGCTGCGACGCGCACTGGGCGCATTTTGGATGCTTTTATCACCACCTGCTTCATGCCCTTGGTCAGGGTAATCGGCTCCGTCAGCACTAGCTCCACGCATCCATCTGATCCCAGCTTGCGCACCAACGTTGTAACTGGACGCATTCCGAGCGTGCGCTTAATGTCGAGGTCGATAAACTCCTCATAAAAACCAAGGATTTCAAACTCGCAGTTGTTAAGCTCCTGCGCCAGTTTGGCCGCCTCTTCCGCTGTGGCCGCTGTGTAAAGCACTGTTGGCGGTTTCCCTGGCGGGTAGTCCCACACTTTGAGTGCGCCGTCCTTGAGGTTGGGATCGTGAATAAATCGTTTTGTTGATGTCATAAGCTGTTTACAGGTTATTCCACGCTTCAATAAATGCTGGGATGTTGCCGGTGATCTCAATAGTGGTGGAGCAGTCCGTGCGCGTTACAGTGCAATCGGCCTCCTCCGCAACGCTCTCAATGTCCTCAAGCACTGCCGCATCCGGCACCTGCTTAAACGTTACCTTTTGCGTTGTCACTCTCGTTATCATATTCAAATCTTACGTCCAGTTGTCCTAAACTGCAATAGGAATCTCTACAAAGTCTCTTTTTGTTATTTACCCAACGCAGCTTTGAGCGCGCGGGCTGTAACGCGGAAGCGTTCGAGGTGCGCTGGGCACATACTGTGGCTGATTTTGAACCCTGCGAGGTCCGGAAAGTAACCTGTAATGGTGCTGCCCGGAAAGCACTCTCCGCATACGTGAACCACGCTTCCAATTACTTTGTAGGGCTCGTTTTCAATTAGGGTGTTCATTGGGTGTTACCGGTTGTTGAAGCTGTGGACGATCGTGTCAAGCTGCGCCTCGTGCTGCGCGTTGTGCGCTGTGCTTGCGCTGCGCACGCCGTCAAATGCACTGCAAAGCATTAGGCACAACACTGCGCTTCCTACTGCAATTAGTGTCAACATCGTCTTCATGCTGCCGTATTAGCAGGAGTGGTGCCCTCGAGACATTACGCAAAAACCGTGTGTTCATGCAGTAGCACGCGCAAACGGTGTCTTGTGTCTAGGACATTTCGAGACACTCTGTCTATTTTCTGCGCAGGCAAGATAATGCGGCTGTGAAACTGTTGTCGCTTGCGCTTGCAAACTTCCAAGCGCACGAGAAACTCAATATTGAGTTCGGTTCTGGCATCACAACCATTTGGGGCCCGACCGACGTGGGCAAGTCTGCCATACTGCGTGCGCTGCGCTGGGTGGCACTGAACGATCTTGGTGGGGATGATTTCATTCGGGAGGGAGGAAACAAAGCAATCGCGTTGCTCAAAGTGGATGTTGGAGAAAAAGGCCATCCAGTCCTTGTTCGGCACATACTGCGCACGCGCGGCCCAAGACGCACGAACCTGTATCAGCTTGATGATAAGGAGTTCTCTGCATTCGGGCAAGGCGTTCCATCGGACGTTACCGACCTGTTGAATCTGAACGAGATCAATTTTCAAGCGCAGCACGACTCTCCATTCTGGTTCAGTGAATCCGCGCCCGAAGTTTCTCGAAAGCTCAATGCAGTGGTTGACCTCAGCGTCATCGACAGTTCCTTGTCTTACATTTGGGCACAGGTGCGCCTCGCACAGGAACGCAAGACCGTGACGGCAGAGCGCCTCGCAGAATCGAAAAAGCAGCTTGAGGAAATTCTGCCGCAGCGGGCTCGGATTGCAGCATTCGAGGAGATAAAGTCTAAGCATGAAGAGCAGCAAAAACTGGCAGCAACTTGTGGTAGATTGGAAAAGCTCATCGACCGAGCGCGTGACACTCGAATCCGCGCAAAGGATTCCCTCGCCCAGCACACACAAGGCAGCGCGCTTCTTGAACTTGCCAGCAATGCTCGAAAGCTGCAAAAGCGCAGAGACAGTTTGGAAGCTCTTCTCAAGGGCGCACGGGATCAAAAGCTCAAAGCTAAATCTCCACCACCTTTCGCCCCAGTCGAACTTGCGTATTCAAAATTCAACAAAGCGACTCTGGACGCAAACAACCTAGAGAAGTTGGTTGAACGAATCGAGATGGCGTCCAGCAAAGTCGCGCGCACAGCAAGGCAGGCGAAAGAAAGCGAATCCGAATTACACTCCAAGACAAAAGGACAACGGTGCCCCTTATGCCAAAAGCCAATGTGATTGCTGTCCTCATCAGCGACCTCCACCTGTCGTTGCGCCAACCTTCCTGCCGTGCAGACAAAGACTGGATGGCTGTGCAGGCTAACTACCTCGAACAAGTCCGAGAAGAGGCTGGTCCTTACGATCGCATTCCAGTCCTCTGCGCAGGTGACATTTTTGACCGTTGGAATCCTCCGCCGGAGTTAATCAACTTCGCTCTCAAGCACCTTCCTCCAAAAATGCTCTGCGTTCCTGGACAGCACGACCTGCCCAACCACAACATCAGCGACATGCACCGCAGCGGGTATGGCGTCTTGAAACGGGCAGGCAAAATCACAGACCTAAGCCAATGCACCTCCGGAGGAAACCACCAATGCTATGTCCACAAAGACGGTGATTTTGTAGCACGTGGCTTCGGTTGGGATCAGGATATCGAGTCTCCAGTTTATGAGAGTTTGAAAATGCCGCAGACTCTTCACATCGCGCTCATCCACAAATACTGCTGGATGGAAGGGAAGTCCTACCCAGATGCTCCTGCGGATGCCAATGTGAATGCATTCCGAAAGCAGCTTAAAGGCTACGACGTGGCAGTGTTCGGTGACAACCACAAGCGATTCATGACTGAGGTAGGCAAATGCACTGTGGTGAATTGCGGCGGTTTCATCCGGCGCAAGTCCGACGAGATTGGACGTAAGCCCAGCATGGGACTCCTGCATTCCGATGGCACTGTGACTTGGAAAAGGCTGGACACGTCCCAAGACCTCTTCCACGAAGGAGAGGACAAGCGCGATGAGGTTGCTGTGGACATGAAGGACTTCATTGACGAGCTTTTCAAACTTGGGGAGCAGGGACTGGACTTTGTTGAAGCAGTGAAGAACCATCTGCGAGATGACGACATCAAACCCGAGGTGAAACAGATCATCCTCAAATCCCTGGAAGCTAATGGCACTTGACAAAGACACCTACCAAAGACTCAAGGACGAAGTTGAGTCCGCGAGCAGTGAGGCGCAGCGCGCAAGGGGCGCTCTCGAGGAACACATGAAACGTTTGCAAGACGAGTTCGAGTGTGAGACGTTAGACGAGGCGCGCGAGGAACTGAAGAGCTTGCAATCCAAAGCCTCGAAGGCTGAAAAGGAATTCGACAAAGCCCTCGCCCAGTATGAAAAGGACTGGAAGGGAGACAAAGATGGCGACGAATAAGTTCTGCCAGCTGACCCGATCCGATCGAGGAAAGGACAACTACTTCAAATGTGGCAAGCCTGCCAAGTTCATCCTACTCTATGATCCGTTGCACCCGAAGGGACTGCTTCTGTGTGGCAGATGTGCGCGCCACACTCGAAAGAAAGACAATTTAAGGAAGCTAATATGATCGACTTGGATGAAGAAGAGAAACACATCTCCGAACTACGCACCAAGTTGAGCACCCTCAAAGACGTGGTGAGACGCGAGGAAGAGGAAGTGGTGAAGGCTGATGCAAGGATCGCCCACACGCAGGACGCGCAAGAAATCCTTCAACGTCTGGCAGAGGCTGTCCAGCAGCAAGCGCACAAGCGTATCTCGGAAGTGGTGTCGTCCTGCCTGTCGGCTGTGTTCGATGATCCTTACGAGTTCAAGATTCAATTTGAACGCAAGCGCGGGCGCACTGAGGCGCATTTGGTATTCACCCGACGCACGCTCCAAGTCGATCCGCTGACAGCTTCCGGTGGTGGTGTCGTGGACGTGGCAGCGTTTGCATTGCGCATCGCGTGCCTTGTTTTACACCGTCCGAGACTCCAACACATTGTCGTCCTCGATGAACCATTCCACTTTGTCTCGGAACAGTATCAGGGCAACGTGCGCGAGATGCTGGAGCAACTCTCAAAGGACATGAAAATCCAGATCGTAATGATCACACACAACGAAAATTATGCGACGGGGAAAATCATCGAGCTCTAAAGACCAAGCCGAGATCGTCACGTGCCCACTATGCGAGCGCACCTACAGCACTTTCAAGGAGGCGGAAATCCTTGTCAGCGGAAGATGTAACGCCTGCATCATACTCAACGCGCTGCTCGAGGTCTGCAAAGTCCACGAGATGAGTTTGCAAAGCGCCGTGGTTGGTTACGTTCGTGGAGTGGCGAAGCTTGAGCACCTGAAAGCGAAGGAAGTTTGGGCACGCATCAACGAGCGGTAGCTGGATCAATGTTGATTGGACCAACCGGACGTGGCGTTTCCACTGCCTGCACCCAAACCCTTGTAGGTCTCTTCTTACGTATGGGCTTGGGCACCACGAGCTTTCCACCCTTGGGCGCTATTGCGGATAGGAAGTAGGGCCGCGTCCTGTAGAAGCCAGCGTCCTCCACAGTCTCATACCAAAGCACCACAGGCCCTTCTGTCGTGACCAAGGCGGCCCAGTTGGTAAGTGATGCGCTGCTTTCCACGTAATGCTTTCCCGGCGGCACCTGGAGCCCTAGGCGTTGAATTTGAGCACTACTCCATCGACTGTCTGCACTCCTGCCTTGCGCACGCACGCGCACGATCCAAGAGCCCTCGGTGGTCATGGGCAAATCCCAAATGATGATGGACGTGTTGGTGGTGAAGTTTGTCCCATAGTAGGTGGAGTGAACTTCGATCAGATAGTTGGTCGCCTCAGCAACCTCCGTCCACATTGCAAAGCCGTTTTGCAACTCAAGCACTGGCGCTGGCATGTGAGGAATTGCCCATGACACCTCGTCACTGAATTCGCTTTCTAGCTGCGCGCCGTTTTCGTCGATCTCATAGGCAGTGACACAAAAGAACAACACGTCACCCGAACGCTCCTTTGTAATTGGATAGTTGGTGCTCAGTCCAACGTCCACTGAGTTTGTGTAGGAACGAGAAGCGCCACCAATGTAGACTTTGTATCCAGCCACCTCCGGCTCTGTATTGGGATCCCATTCAAGCCACGCACCAAAGCAAGACGATGCGAGCAGAAACCAAAGCAGCATCTTCATATCGTGAGCCCTACTTCTGCACCGAACTTGGTTCGGAGGAAGGTTCGATCCGTTCCAGCGACCACTGTATTGTAGACGCGCAGCCGTCGAATCTGACCAGCGAACGGAATACCACTTGAACTCATTTCTATTCGATAGTTTCCGCTGACAGTAAGATTCGTTCCACCAGCAGCCGACCCGTTAGATACACCGTCCACATACATATCTTTATTACCACCACTGCGATGATATTCAATTACATGCCAGGCGTCATCCCACCCGCTCAATTGGCTGGCAGAAAGACGATTAGGCGTTTCAGGGAAATCTGCGTAGAACACATTCGTGTAGGTGGAATACCAAAGGTGGGTCGGAGTCCCTTGAAGACGAATGATTGTATTCATCGCCTGCGCCCCATACTGCTTCACAGCCGCAAAAATGGAGAAGCTGCTGGCCGACAACCAAGTAGAAAGTGGGATGGGAGAAACTGCCGGTCCTAGGAAATAGTTGGTGGCACCTCCTGTTGGTAGAGCGATGCAGGGTAATCCATTCGCTCCGGTTGCATCGTAGGTCATGTTATTTCCAACACCAGGCACCATGGTGATGGCGTTGGGACTGGCCTCGACGAAACTCGCCACTGCTCCACCATGCGTCAATCCAGTCAGCAGCGACGCGTTGAAATCAAACGTCATGCCAGTAGTGAAATCAGGTGTTCCTGATGGCGTCAGTCTTCCTACCAGTGCTGGTGAATTCAATCCTAGTCCGTGCATATTATGGTTCGGCGGCGTATGCCGCGATGATGTCCGTGTCAGCAGATCCGAAACAAGTAAGCGTCATAAGAGCCACCTTACTGGCAGCAAGCGAAGCCGGCGCCGCTGCACCT